ACTATATTGTTCGGTAAGTACTTCCAAAACCTATGGGATTAGGGTATGGCTGATATCATAAAATTTCCATTTAAGGAGCCTGAAGAACCTATGGACCATGAGCTAGATATAGCTCGGGAATGTATGAAGGCTGTAGTCACAACGCTTATTGATTATCAATATTACCCTAATTTGGACGAGGGGCTTGAAAAAGATCTCGGTTTAGTATATCATATACTATACGCCACGATGCTAAGGTATGATGGTCAGCACCACCAGTTCCACGAGATGATGGACGAAATTATGAATGAATTGGAGAACCAACGAAATGCTACTGATTGATTTTAACGGAGTTGCCGTTGCTAACATTATGGCTATGAAAGGTCAGGATATGAACGAAGATCTTATTCGTCACACTATCCTAAACTCTATCCGAATGTACAACCTTAAGTACCGTCATGAGTACGGAGAGGTCGTCATCGCTTGCGAAGGGCGTTCTTGGCGCAAAGACGTTTTCCCTCAATATAAAGCCAATAGAGGTAAGAGCAGAGACGATTCTAAAGTTGACTGGGGCTTTATATTTGAATGTATCAATAAAGTGAAAGAAGAGATCAAAGCAAACTTTCACTATAAGGTTGTTCAGGTAGGCACTGCGGAGGCTGATGATATTATCGGCACCCTAGTTGAATACACCCAGGAGTTCGGGCAACACCAAGATGTTATGATTATTTCTGCTGACAAGGATTTTGTTCAACTGCAGAAATACGGTAACGTTAAACAATTCAGCCCATACACAAAGAAACTAGTAACGGAGAAAAACCCACGTGCATACCTACTTGAACACATATTTAAAGGCGACAGTGGTGACGGTGTACCTAACGTCCTATCTGGCGACAATTACTTGGTTGATGGTATCAGACAGTCACCCGTTACTAAAAAGAAAATAGAAGCTTGGATGGATAATATTGACTCCCTAGATACTATTATGGATCAGGATACGTACCGCAATTTCCAACGCAATAAGCGCATGATAGACCTAAGTGAAACACCTAGTTCTGTGAAAGAAGAAATTATAAATACATATGAGTCAATAAAAGTTGCTCCGAAAATGAAGATCCTAAATTACTTAATTAAGAACCGCTGCAGATTATTGGTTGAGAGCGTGGCGGACTTCCACTGAGGATGATATGAGTATTGATAAAAAATATGTCTACACAGTTCTAGAAGCCGTGGCAAAGGCGAAAAACAAAAAAGAACGGTTAGAAATTCTACAGTCAAACGTTTCCGGAGCCCTGTTGGGTATTCTACGCGGTTCGTTTGATGAATCGTTAGAGTTTGCTCTACCTGAAGGCGAGCCTCCATACACCCCATTCGATTTCAAAGACGATAGTAAACCTATTCCTCTGGAATCTTATTTGCCCCAGTTCCCTAAGTTTATTAAGAGACAGGGCAAACAAGTCCCAACCCATTTGAGAGAAGGCACTTTCATAAAGGTGTTACAATCCATACACCCCGAAGACGCGAAGTTAATGCTTGCGATGAAAGACAAAAATCTCAAGGTGAAAGGTCTGACTCTTAAAGTAGTCAAAGATGCGTTTCCGGACTTAATCAAATGAATAAAAATAAAATCCAATAATAATAAACTTAGCCGAGCATTCGTTGAGAGTGACTCGGCATTTTTGTTAATAAGGAGGTGTAAACCTAGAAATCTTCGTTATGATTAACTATTATGTTCATCTACAGAAGGTAGCAACCATATGTGTCCACAAATCGAACGTCTCAAGAAAGATTCTAAAGAGCTTAAGCATTACATGTACAGGCTAGAAAAATCGGGAAACACCCATGCCGCTCACAAGATGAAGGCAAAACTTGAGTATCTAAATTCGAAGATAACTGACATTGAAGGGGAATTACTACACTAGGATACAAATAGCCAGGGACGGCAATTTATATAAATGCGGAATAAGCATATAACTAATTGATATAAAAACCGCTTTACTTTTTAGCTCCAATACTCTATAATACATGTATAAATTGAATGAGGAACTGAAAATGAAAAATATGTCTAATCGTGCTATCTTCGCTAAAGCTACCCGTACTCTAGAGTCAGCTGGTTTCGAGCGTACATCTTCTCAGTTCGCGGCTCGTCGCGGCAACTCTGGTCTAGTGTTTGCTAAGAACATTAATGGCAAGAAAGAAGAAGTCGTCCTTACTTTCAAACTGGCTAAAACAATCGTTGAGAACGTTTAAATATGAATATCTTTGCTATCGATAAAGACCCAGTAATCGCTGCCCAACAGCAGTGCGACAAACACGTTGTTAAGATGATTCTAGAGAGCGCTCAGTTGCTCTCTACCGCTCATCGAGTTATTGACGGTAAAGAAGTTGTAGGTAAATCTCCATCAGGTCGCAAACAGAAACAGTACCTGATTGGAGACGATCGCGACAACGTACTATATAAAGCAACCCACGTAAACCACCCATCAGCCATTTGGTGTCGTCAGACTAAAGGTAACTACACTTGGTTGTATGTCCACTTCAAAGCTCTGTGTAAAGAGTACACCTCTAGATATGGTAAGGTACACTTGTGCGAAGAGAAGCTACTTAAGCAACTTGTTCGCCCTCCTGTAAATATTAAACAAGAAGGTTGTACTCCGGTCACACTAGCTATGCCTGACGAGTATAAGACAAGCGACTATGTTGAGTCATACCGCAAATACTATAAATCCAAAGCAGCGACTATTGATATGCGCTGGACTAAACGTAACAAACCAGAGTGGTTCTAATGCCTCTATATAAATTTGAAAACACCGAAACAGGTGAACTTGTTGAAGAACTTATGTCTTGGGAAGAATCTAAAGTTTTTCTAGAAGAACACCCTGAATTAAAACGCATCATTGGTGCGCCAATGATTGTTTCGGGAGTTGGTTCCGGACCAAAGGTGACTAATTCCTTTAAAGAAACAATGAGTAAAATAAAAGAAGGTCACGCAGTTCGCGGACCTCAAATCGACAAATGGACGAAATAGCGTATGGCGATGAAACCTCGGCAACAATTAAAACTTAGGCTCGATGACTTAAAAGAAATTGAACCTATGACAAAGAACCAGGAGAAGGTCTGCAAGGCTTTCGGGAAGGGTGATAACATAGTCCTAGCAGGTTCAGCTGGTACTGGTAAAACCTTTCTAGCACTCGGTCTCGGTCTAGAGGAAGTGCTAGATAAGAACACCCCCTATCAAAAACTAATTGTTGTTCGATCTATTGTACCGACCCGAGATATCGGATTCCTTCCTGGTGATGAAGAAGAAAAGAAACTTGTGTATGAGGCACCATATATCGGTATCTGCGCAAATCTTTTTGGTGTTAACGATGCTTGGGAAAAACTTAAACAATCAAACGACGTTGAGTTTATGACGACTTCGTTTATTCGTGGCGTAACCCTAGATGATTGTATTATTGTAGTTGATGAAATGCAGAACTTAACTGCCCACGAGCTCGACTCAGTCATTACTCGTGTTGGCGAAAACTGCCGCATCTTATTGTGTGGCGATTACTATCAGTCAGACTTCCACAAGAATAATGATAAGGACGGGATCCTTAAGTTCTTGGAAGTAGTGTCTCACCTTACAGGATTCTCTATCATAGAGTTCAATTGGGAGGATATCGTCCGGAGCGGATTAGTTCGTGATTACATAATGACCAAAGAACAACTTGGAGTAAAATTCTAATGGCTAAGTACACTCGTTTCGATCCAAGAAACAAGAAACGTAATAAGCACAAGAATCGCGTTAAACAGGGTCTTAACGACAAGAAAATTCATATTGTAGGGAAAACGTATGACGAGGATATTCGAACATAAGGAAAACTTGCTCGGATACGATGACCTAGAAGTAATAGAAAGTAAAGAAGTGGGGAGGCGTTATGTCTCCCCTTCTTCTAATAAGTACCCTTCGATTACAACAGTATTATCTATCCTAAGCGAAGATCATATCAAGAAATGGCGTGAACGTGTTGGTGAAGAAGAAGCCAACAAAATATCGTACCGAGCTTCTACCCGAGGCACTGCGGTTCATGCTATTATTGAAGACTATATAAACAATAAATTACAACCAAACCGATTTATGCCTAATATCTTGGCAAACTTCAAATCTGTCCAACCCATACTCGACGAGCGTATAGGTACTGTATATGCCCAGGAAGCTGCGCTGTATTCGGATTACCTTGGTGTGGCGGGAAGGGTCGACTGCGTTGCTGAGTTTGACGGCAAGCTTTCTATAATTGACTTTAAGACTAGCAAGAAACCTAAGAAACCTGAGTGGATCGAGAACTACTTCATTCAGGAGACATTCTATGCTATTGCTTGGGAAGAACGCACTAAGCTGCCTATAACCCAACTGGTCACTATTATAGCTGTTGATAATGAACCGCCTCAGGTGTTTATCGAGCATCGCGATAATTGGGATGATAAATTACTGGAGACTATACGTGAATACAAAAGAAGAAACGGCATCGAATGATGCCTATCAACAAATAAGTTATTGCTGCCAAACGGTAGCTGAGATGGAGCCAGTCTTTGAATACATTAAATTACTTGAAGAAAAAATCGCACAACTTGAAGAGGAACTCGAAAATGGAAGGGCTTGAGAATATCATTAAACTGGGTCAACCCAAAGGTGCGTTCACTCATCGACCTGCTGGATATACGCACGAATTTTACTTGACCGGAACTATAACATCAGCTGAAGATTATATTGAATGGTTTGATACCATTCGTCATGCTGGCGAGAATGACCTAGTAAAGATCTATATCAACTCTGAGGGCGGTAACTTATTTACTGCTGTGCAGTTTATGCGAGTGCTCACCGACTGTCATGCTGACGTTTGGATTAGCGTAGAAGGTGCTTGTATGAGCGCTGCTACGATGATTATGCTTTGTGGCGATGCTTATGAAATCTCCCCTCACTCTATGTTTATGTTCCATAATTACTCTGGTGGAACAGTAGGTAAGGGTGGCGAGATGTACGACAATATTGTATATGAACGTAAATGGTCTGAGAGGTTATTGCGCGAAGTTTATAAGGATTTCTTGACCGAAGAAGAAATAGAGTCTATTCTAAATAATAAAGACCTATGGATGGAAGGTGACGAGATTCTAGATCGCTTACGTGAAAAGGTTAAAAAGTACGAAGATCAAACTGAAGAGATTAATGGCGATGAAGGACAACAAAGCGACCTGTTTGATGAGACCAGCGAAGAGGAGTTGTTGGGTTCTAGGGATACCAATTGATGTAGTCGATAGGGAGTGGGTCTTTACGGAGACCCCCTTTGAAATTGAAGACCTAATATCGTTATACAACGAACAACTAGACTCACCTGAACCGGACTTTCAGAATATAATGCTTGCTGAGGATATCATAACGGCATATTCAACTACTGAAACCGCTATCCGTAAGATGATCGAAGTCGTGCGAAAATAGTTGATAACTTAATAGAATATCTTTATTCCAAAACGATATTAAATAACACTTTACTTCCCTCATTTCATATGCTATAATTGGTGTATTGAAATTGAGGGATTTATCATGTTAAACACACTTATAGAATTCGGCACCAACTACGGTTCAACAATTGAGGCGCTTTTGGTAGCTACCTTTGTTGGCATAATCATCACAACCGTAATCGTAGCGACTAAGGAGAGTAAGAATGTCTAACCTACTTAAAGAAGGTACTACATTATTCTGCACATCTTGCGAAACTATTATTCGGGAAAACTGCGTCCCTGGAGAGCAGACGGATTGTGCCCATGTATGCGATAAATGTTGGTACCATATAGAAACATTGATCAATAAAGATAAACAGGAAAAGTTCGGTTCTAACCCGTTCGGAGCATAAGATGAGTAAAGAAGATTTTAAAATTCTATCTGCGCGCGACCACGTTCGCATGCGCCCAGGAATGTACCTTGGTTCAACTTCGGTTGAGCAGGTAGAACGATTTGTCATGGGTAATTGGCAGAATGTCGAGTACGTTCCTGCCATAAACAAAATGATTGACGAAATCATTGACAACTCAATCGACGAAGCAATTCGAACTAACTATAAACACGCTAATCAGATCTCGGTTACGATTAAAGGCGATACTGTAGAAATTAGCGATAATGGGCGCGGAATCCCTCAAGAAGAGGTTCTAGACGCTGAGGGTAACAAAGTCCTTCGCCCTGTTGCGGCATGGACTAAAACTAATGCGGGGACTTCTTTCAATGACGATCGAACCACTATTGGTGCCAACGGTGTTGGCTCTGCTTGTACTAACTTTATGTCAACGAGGTTTATCGGCACTACATGGCAGAATGGTAAATCTGTCACAGTCCAATGTAGCGACGGGGCGAATAAAATCTCAGTTAAAACAGGATCTAAATCTGATTCAGGTACTTCAGTCAAGTTCACTCCTGATTACAATCTGTTTAGTATTGATAGCATTTGTGACACTCACACGGTAGAACTGGTTGAAGATCGTCTGACTTCGCTTCAGATCGCCTTCCCAGAAATCAAGTTTAAGTTTAATGGGAAAAGAATCAATGCTTCGAATATTAAAAAATACGCTGGATTATTTGTGGAGGACGATAGCGCTTCTGTTGTTGTCTCTTCTAGTGACAACGTTAGTTATTTCATTGCCAGTTCTCCTGATGGGTTCCGAACTACATCTTATATTAACGGTGTTAATACTCGTCTCGGTGGAACCTATGTTGATTATATCGTCAATTCTGTCGTGGATATTCTTGTATCAATGGTTAAGAGAAGGCATAAGATCGATGTAGCAAAGTCTACCATAAAGAGTGGATTAACCTTCGTTCTATTTGCTCGTAACTTTAAAGATCCAAAGTATGACTCTCAAACTAAGGAAAGGCTCACGTCGAGTGTCACCGCTGTTAAAGAACACTACGATGCCGATGACTTTGAAAAGATTGCAAAGAAGATCATGGCTAGTGAGGACATCATTGGTCCGATCATCGAAGCCCAACTGGCCAAGAAGATGGCAGCTGACAAGCGGGCAGCTACGTTGGCTCAAAAGAAACTTAAGAAAGTCAAAGTCGCCAAGCATATTGCAGCTACGACTACGGATTCGACTTTGTTCTTATGTGAGGGGGACTCAGCCATTGGCTTTCTCCTTAAGGTTAGGGACCCGAAGAAAGTCGGTGGCTATCCACTACGCGGGGTAATCATGAACACCTGGGATATGAAACCCGCTGAAGTCCTTAAGAACAAAGAACTGAGCGAGCTTGTAGCGGTGCTGGGGCTTGATATCAACGACCCTGACTCAGTTGATAATATGATTTACCAGAACGTGGCTACGCTTACTGATGCCGACCACGATGGTATCGGTCACATTATGCCTTTACTACTTGCGTTCTTCTATAAGTTCTGGCCAAGGCTGTACACTGAGAAGCGTATTCATATCGCTCGCACCCCTATCCTTATTGCTGAGAAAGGGAATAGCCAGAAGTGGTTCTACAGTTACGATGAAGCTAGTGAGTTCAAACAAACTCAGACAGGACACAAGCTGCGGTACATTAAGGGACTTGCTTCTCATACTGAAGAGGAGTACTCTAAGATAATCAACGAACCTAATCTAGACACTGTCGTTATTGACGATGACTCCTGGTTTGATGTTGGTTACGGTAAAGATGTACAAAAACGAAAGGATTGGTTAACATAATGGTTTACTTTCCATTCGATTTAGGGTACAATAGCACCCATATTTACTAAAGGATAAACTATGAATCTCTATAATTTGTCAGAAATTGCGCAAAACGAAATGCGTGACTTTGCGTTGTACACAGTCGAGTCTCGCGCTATTCCTAACATGATAGACGGGCTCAAGCCAGTCCAACGTTTCTATTTGTATAGTTCTATAGTGAACACGCCAAAGGACTTTAAGAAGGTCTCTGCGGTCTCTGGCGTTGTATCCGACTACGGTTATCAACACGGTGAGGCAAGTGCTGCTGGCGCTGGTCAGCTGATGGCAGCCACATGGAACAATAACATTTGTTTGGTTGAAGGGCGAGGTTCTTTTGGCACCCGCCAAGTACAAGCGGCAGGAGCAGCACGGTATGTTTACACTCGTTTACATTCTAACTTCTCAAAATATATTAAAGACATATCATTATCCCCAGTTCACGAGGATCCCGAGCACACTCCTCCTGCTTTCTACATTCCTGTCATACCATTGGTTTTGGCTAACGGAACGAAAGGAATTGCTACAGGATTCGCTACGAATATTCTTCCGCGTTCCGAAAAGGACTTGATTGCGGCATGTAAAGAGTACATTAAAACTGGTAAAATTAAGAAGCGTCTTGCGGTATCGTTCCCCGACTTTAACGGAACGACCGAGTATGATGCGGCTTCTGACCGTTTCCTTTGTCGCGGAGTATTCCAACGACCCACAAGCACTCGTATCATAATCACTGAGATTCCGTATGGTTATGACCGAGAGGCTTATGTAAAGATACTCGATAAACTTGAAGACGATGGCGATATTATTGGCTATGAAGACGAGTGTTCTTCTGATGGGTTTAGGTTTGATATCAAGCTGCGCAACTCTACAGCAAAGGTACTCAACAGTGACGCTAAGGTAATCTCCAAATTCAAGCTCGAGAAAGCTCACTCTGAAAACCTAACGGTAATCGATGAGAACGGCAAACTCAAAGAATACACGGATGAGCGCGACTTGATCAAAGACTTCTGCGATTACCGATCTGGCGTTTTGGATAAGCGTATCGCGCGCGAGCTCGAGAAAGCGCAGGAAAGCCAGCGTTGGTTATCAGTAAAGGCTGCCTTCATTACTGCCGTGTTAGACGATAAGATTATTTTTAAAGGTAAGACTAAAGACAAGGTAATTGATCAGATGGTGTCAGCGCAAGTGCCTATTCAGGGCGATGATGCTGAACGTTTGCTTCGTATGAATATAATGACCCTCACTAAAGAAATGGTCGACGACCTCAAGAAGCAGATTAAGGAAGCTAAAGATCAGGTGAAATATTGGGAAGGTACAGATACAACTGAGCAATTCCTTATAGACATAGATGAATTATAAATATCAGTAATTAATGAAGGGGATACCCATGGCTAATAAAATTGTAAAATCGTTCGGACCATACGCTGTCCTCATTGACGAGAAAGGCGTAGAGCAAGAACTATTTGAAGGGATGGAAGTATATCCAACCGATACTGTAATTGGTGACGTTGAATACGAAGAAGTTCCGGAAGAAGTCGATGCCGAGGTTGCGGCTTTACAAGAAGCCATTCTTGCTGGTATCGATCCGACTGAAGTAACAGAACCAACTGCCGCAGGGGCACCAGCAGCAGGGGAAGGCGTTCAGGATAGCGGTGGATCTAGCTTCGTTACCCTTGATAGGACAAACGGTGAAATAGATCCATACGCAGGATATGAAACAACGACCTTCTCTAGTGAGTTTGATAACCCAGAGGAACAGCCTCCTTTGACCATTGCCTTAGAGGAAGTTGATACCATACCTCTACCAGTTGAAGATGAGCCAACGATATCAATTACTCCTAAAGATGAAGAACCTCCTGTTGTTCCTGACGAGCCAGTTGATGAGCCTGAACCAGAAGAGGAACCTCCTGTTGTAGAACCTGAGGAGGAACCTGAGGATGAGGACGAAGATGATCCAGTTGATCCGCCAGTCGTTGATCCTGAACCTGAAGACGAAGAAGATGATTCAACTGGTCAGAATCCTGGTAATGATAAGGATGTAGGCAACAGCCCTCACGATGGTAATAAAGGGAACTCTAACGACGATGAGTCTCCGCTTGATAATAAAGAGGATAAAGGCGATGAACAAAGCGATAACCCTGAAGACGAATCTAGCGAAGATGAGCCTAAAGAACCCGAATCTCCTGAGGATGGAGATGGAAGCGAAGTGGGTGAAGACAACAATTCAGAAGAGGATATTCCTGACACTTCGACTGGCCAAAATCCAGGAAATGATAAGAACGTAGGCAACAGTAAGTTTGATGGCAACAAAGGAGCCAGTAACGACGATGAAGGTCCAAGAGATACGGATAGCACTGATAGTGATAGTAGCGGAGATGACGATGTTCTATCTCCATCTGACCTCTTAGACGATGAAGAAACCCTCGACGACCTACTCCCGAAAGGTAAGGATAAAGAAGACAATCCTAACAAGGGTAAAGACAATGGTTGGGGTAATGGCGACGATGAAGCTCCAGGCGGAAGCCTAGATCACAACAACGCTGAAAACAACCTAGATGGATTATTGAGCCCAACTGAACAATATTATGACAACTGAGAAAGAAGAATATACTGGACCAGAAAGGCGGAGGCGGTCTACAGAAGTAGATCGTCGTCACCCTGTTGATAGGCGCAAAAGGGTTACTCTGTTCCCCGACCGCAGAAAAGGACCAGGAAGACGCCATTACGATAAATAATTTTTAAAAAGCTTTACTTTTGAATTTCAATCAACTATAATTAGGGTATTGAAATTGAGGATTATATTATGCAAAAGCTACTTGAGACCACCGGAACTTTAGACGGATTCCGTTACCCATCAAACGTCTACTACCTAGACGAAGCGGGTAAGCTCGTTGGGTTTTTAAATGAGAAAGGCGAGGAGAAGTTATTCACCAAACCTATGATGTTTGATAAGCGTGGGCGCAAGTTCAAGAAAGTTTAATATTCATGGAGAGATTATGAGTTGGGAATACGATTCTGGAGGTCACAAAAAAGACCAAAAGAAATATTCAGAGAACTACGAAAAGATATTTAACGTAGAATGGCCATGCCCAGAATGCGGTGGCTCTAGAGTGACAGGTCATCAGGGAGACTGTTCTAGGCATTGGCGAAACAAAAAAGGTACTTAAATGGAAAAGTCAACGGTCACTTATTACGGTGAAAACCCTGTAATACATCTTCCAGAAAAACTTACAATGGCAAACTCTGCCCTTGTTAAAAAGCAGATAGCTTTACTTGGTAATGGAACCGAATTGGTGGTGGTTGACTTAGCTGGAACGAATTTGGTGGATTCGTCTGGATTATCTGTACTAGTAGCGAATAAGGACGTTATTAAATGTTTGCTTTCGCCGAACGTTAACGTGTTATCATTACTTGAATTGACTCGATTACACGAAATCTTTATTATTGTTAATAGCATTAAAGGGGCGTTGGATTTATAATGAAACTTATTGATTTTAGGGACTCTGTTTGGGGTGGTATCGTTGCCGATGCTTATGGTGCTGCCTTTGAATTTAAAGCCCCGCACCAAATACCTAAATTAGATTCTCTAGAGCAAATTAAGAGAACTCAAGTCAAGAACGTTTTCGGTCATGAGGTCGGGCAGTTCACTGACGACGGTATTCTTATGCTTTGCGCCATGAAGTCGTTCATTGAAAGTAAAAAGTTTGAACGCAACTCTCAGATGAAACACATCGGCGACTATCTTGTCCGTGGTGTATTTACTCCGGATGGACGTTGCTTCGACGTTGGTATGGCTACAAGCCAAGCATACAATATGTGGGAATACGGTGGTACTTATAACCCTCCGTACAACTCTGGGGGTAACGGTGTTCTTATGCGTTTGGCTCCATACGCATTTTGGTCTCTTCATAACGTAGCTGGCGAGGATAAAGCGGATTACTACGATAGCGTCACGACATTAACTCATGGCGGTATAGCTAACGACACCACATACAAGATGGGAATAATGCTCGAGTGCCTTTGGTCCGGAACTTTTAATTTCGAAGATATTGAGAATTTCCGTACCATGTCCGACGACCGAACTTCATCAGGATTCTGTGAGGGTTCTTGGAATATCGCTCTTGATATATTTGAAAAAGGTGAATCGTACGAACGTTCTGTTCTCGACGCTATTGCTAAAGGGTATGATACAGACACAAACGCTTGTATAGTCGGGCAGCTAATTGGCACTGATATAGTACCAAGTTGTATACCTTATAAATATGAAATAGAGAACATTATTCAGGAATTTAAGGATGTCTGTACAGCAACTAATTGAGAGCCTTGACCTTCAAAGCGTAAATGCTGCGCCAATGATGAAGGAAAAATGGACACCAACCCTTCAGTATTTTGGTGGTCATTACGAGAAAAGTGGGAAAGATTATTACTACATTTTCCGCTTTGAAAATAAATGGCATGAGGGTGGCGTAAAGATTGGCAAATATACGTGGAATATGACGTTCCATGAGATGAACCTTGGTGACCCCAAGAAGTCAACTTCCAAACGTATTTCCAAGATTAGGCACCCTCTTCAGTTTGTTGCTTGTGCGCTTAAGGCTCTTGAAAAGCACTACAATTACAATACTGTTGTATTTGGTTACATGACGTTCATGCCTCCAAAGGCTCAGAAGGTTACTAACTTCATCGGACGTGTGGCGAAGCGTTCTTCGGCTCTCCGCATTATGCAGTCTAAGACAATATCCCTTTCTGGAGTTGATGGCGGTAAACTAAACCCGAACGGAAGCATGATTTTCTTTAACACCAAAGCATTGGAAGCTGAACAAGTTTTCACTGGCGTCATGAAGAAGATCAAGAAGTTTGGTGTGTATAAGCTTGATGATATTGGCGAGAACGATATGGCGGTCGCTGCCTTTGTTAATAATAACGAAAAAGCTGCGACCAAAACCCGAGCACTTCGTTTTAATTTCGAAGAGCTATACTACCCAGGAACAACAACATCTTATAATAAAGAGTTTCGAGCTCCGCGCGACCATTCTCCGGATAAAATGCCTCCAGCTATGCAGGCTGGTTATGCTCAGTATGAATTCGATAAGATGGATATACAGGATGAAGAAGCTAGGGCATATGCTATCTCAAGGTCGGTTTCTGATAATTGGTTGATCGAGGACGAGCTCCACACAGATATTAAAGATATGGATCATATCAACGCAATCAAGGCGTTCACTGGTTCACAGTACGGAGATATGCGTAAGATGGTGTTTGGGGCATATTCTGATCCACCGTCAGGTTATGATCAACAAACCGTTGACACCGCTATTCAAAATATGAAGCGTCTCGATTCTACGTTTGATAGTATCGGTCACAACCTTGAGTTTTACAAAGGGTATCTCTTCCGTGGCGTGGATATCAGCGGATACTCTGCTGAACAAGAATGGATTCGCCGTTTCTTGGTTGAGGATAAAACTGCTCTACCGACATATACTTCGTTCACCACTCGAGTAGAAATTGCTTGCTCCTTTGGCAATTTCTCCGCAGGGGCAGCCCGTAACTTCTTTGGCGGTGATAAGGATAACTATCGCCAATTTAGTAGCGGTGCTGATGCCGTTGCTTGGATCGAGAGCCAGAGACCGGATAAAGAGTTGTGGAAAGGTACAACTCTGTCTTATGAAGTTAATTCTATGAATATTATCATGTTCAGCCGTCAAGACTTTTCTCAGCTTCAGTGTGTAATACCAGGAGAGATTTCCCAATACGAAACTGAGCGAGAAATTATCCTTTCTCGAGGTACTATGATGGAAGCTGTAAATTATTGGTTGTCTTTCTCCGATGATGGGCGGATTACAGGGTTTATTGAATATGATATTGTTGGACCACCTTCTCGCGCACGCATGGAAGAGTTTAACTACACTGAGCCAAAAGGGTTCTCTCGCTTTATTGCTGAAGCTAAACGACCTAAGAAAGCGACTAAACCTAAGAAAGAAAAAGATCGTAAGTACACCAAAGAAGAGTTCGAAGAACTGAAGATAAAATTTGGTTCCAACCCATTCCATTATGATGGATAATATCGTTATTCTAAAATGATATAAAATAAGGGTTTACGCCAACACCAAAAGGCTATATAATTGACCGTAAATTAATGGGAGATTAACGTATGTCTTTTGGTGCTATGGCCACTTTTATTGTCGCTTCAACCCTACACACTGGACCTGCCTTAGAGGTTTCTCTTAACGATTATGTGTGTATGGTTGAAGCGATTCATTTTGAAGCGAAAGGAGAAAATTATGAAGGTAAAGTCGCAGTTGCTAACGTCATTAAAAACCGTGTCGCTCATAGCGGTTTTCCTGGCGACGTGTGTGGTGTGGTAACTCAACGCAGGCAATTCTCATACCGCGATGACGGTAAACCAACCCTAGTATTGAAGAATAAAATTGAAGAAGAAAGTTTTAAAGAGTCCGCAAGGATTGCTTTACTTGCTGTTAACGATAGTCTTGCCGACAACACTGGCGGTGCTGACCACTACTATGCCCACAATAAAGTAGAACCGTATTGGAAAGATGCCGCAACTCATTCTAAAGTTCTGGGCAACCACACCTTCGTTAGATTATAAATATGAGTATTGAATTATAAACATCACATAATGACTAAAACCAAGAAGAGAAAATGTGATGGACGAAAAAGATATTCGAGAAAGAATTCGTCGATTAGAATCGCGCGAACAAAAAATAGTCGATATGGTGAATACTCTAGAGAAGACTATCGACAGGTTGGGTGTACTGGTTGAAAACATGAACGATATCGGTCCTCGGGTAAGAGACCTAGAGATTGATATGATAAACCAAAAAATATTAGGTAAAGCGGTTCAGTGGCTGGGTGTTGCTGTTGGCGGTACAGCTATCGTGATGGCGCTTACCTACTTGTTCGGGCAGGCACCAGTATGACCGTTTTAGAAGTTGCTCAGTGGTCTATCCTGGTAATCTTCGCCGCTTTAATTTTCATAAATACCAAAACCCTCTATATTGCTTATACACAAAAGAAACGAATATTCTTTGACAGCACTGTAGGGGTTACGTTTGTATGGATAAAAGGTTTCAGTATGCTTTCCTTCGCTATTGGTATTATGTATTCGTACCTTCAAGTTAAATGGATACTTGACGGGCACGGTGAGGAAATAGGTAGCCTTGTTGACTTGATGTGGTTGGTAGAAGAATATCTTGTGGCTTTTGCCCTATTATTCGCAAGTTTATTCTTTAGGTCAATATTGGATTGTCGGCACCGTTACCATAGGAGAAGGGTTGACATGGTAATTAGAGAAGAAAGACAAGGCGCAATATTATACGGTAGAAGGAAAGATGATTATGAGCGAAATGTTTGATTTTGGCTTTACTGCCGTCGACGAAAATGAACTGGAAGCGGTACAGCAAGCGCAAGCGGCAATCACCGAAACTTCTAGCACGGCTGAAGAACTTCAAGAAAGGTTGGATAAACTGTACAACGCAGTTCAACCGTTGTTAAATAACCTAAAAGCCAATCCAGAGAAAGAATATATCTATTGGCCAAATAGAACTGATAAAGTCGAACAATTCGAAACAGTTCTTTATAATCTGTATAAGGGGGAATAATGCTATATTTAAAATTCTATACCAATATGTTTGTTGGTAGAGGGTTTGCCGGAACAACATACGGACCATTTATTTTTATCCGCCCAGAGTACAGGGATGACAAAGGTTTACTAGAACATGAGAAGGTTCATGTTAAACAGTTCTGGCGGTCTTTAGGTCTACACGGCATCTTCTACAATCTGTCGAAGAAATACCGTTTTAAATGTGAGGTTGAGGCATATCGTAAGCAGCTTGAGTATGTTGAATGGGGTGTAGAACCTATTCGCCGCAAGTTCGCTGAATTTATTGCTAATAAGTATAATTTGAACGTCTCAGTTGATGAGGCATATGAAAAACTGAAGTGAGGTACACTATGGAACAAAATGAAATTTACACGAAGAAAATGCTACGCAAACTTGAAGCGCACCTTAAGGGTAAGCGCACCAAAGTGACTATCCCTAACTGGCGTGCTGATAAAGAGAAAAATCGCCAGTGGATTACCATGACCGGAATGGAGTTCTGGGGCGATCCAAAAGCCAAGCAATCGACCAAATAACTAAAGGGAGCTTCGGCTCCCTTTTTTATTCCTAATCGGTATAATAAAAAGCTTTACTTTTGATCAATCAATTGCTATAATACATGTATAAATTGAATGAAGGAAATTTGTTATGAATAATGTTAAAGCTGGTGACCTGATCAAGTCTTACGATTTCTCTGCTGAACTGCAGCCAGGATGCTACATGGTTGGTCTAGTAAAAGAAATCGAAGCTGGTGGTATCATCGTTTGTGATATGATCAAATCTTTCTTTGCTGGTGAGGAATATGCCCACCCTAACAAGGCAGATGGTTTCCGCACGCTGGCTCAGGGTTTGGGGTTCTTTGATGATGAAAGCACTCGTATCGAAATAATCGCTACAGCCGAAGAGCTTGCCCTAGTAATGTCTGAACTTTGCGATGAGGAGTTCCACTAATGCGTAGAGATAAAGTAATCCTGACTGACGTTGATGGCGTCCTTCTTGACTGGCAGTACCACTTTGAACAGTGGATGAATAAACATGAATATGTCCTTGTCAACCCAGACGTGTATTCTATCATGGAGGCGTATGACCTGCAGCCCCTCGAGAAGAAACGTTTGACTCGTATGTTCAATGAGTCAGCAACGATTCGCAAGTTGTCTCCGTTACGGGATGCTGTTAAGTATGTCAAGAAACTACACGAAGAACACGGTTACATCTTTCATGTAATAAGTTCTTTGAGCACCGACGAATATGCCCAGCACCTTCGGACTAAGAATCTTCGCGAGTTGTTTGGTAATGGTGTGTTCGATCAGTTTATCTACCTTGATACTGGGGCTGATAAAGATGAAGTTCTTGAGGCGTACAGAGATACCGAATGCTACTGGATAGAAGATAAGCCAGAGAATGCTGACGTTGGTTGGGATCTTGGGTTAGACAGTATCCTTATGAGCCACAGCCATAATTCTGACTACAATGGTGAAGCCAAAGTGGTCAACAACTGGAAAGAAATATACGATATTATCGTTGGAGAGTAATACATGACACGATACGAAATGATCAAAGCTGCCGCGAAGAAAGTTCAGAAAGAGAACTTTAAGTCAAAGATGAAAAAGAAATCTGCTGGCGTGCGGAAGGCAAGCAAAAACGATCTAGAGCGTTATGAACGCGAACAACAAAAGATTGATAAGGCTCTCGAGAAGTTAAACGACAACACTCATATGTATTGGAACGACGCATCGAGTTACACCAAACAATATTATGGTGATGTGTACCAGGAAACCACAAAATTCGATAATGAGTGGAACTGATATAAATACGACTAAACACCAAAGAGGATTATCATGTTTAAAAAATTAGGAACTCATGACTTAACTATATCTGAAGAAGACTACGGAGACAAGGTAGATTCTTACACTAAGGATTTTGATGGGGTTGAGCGAGGTTCACACTATTACGAATTCGCTGATCAAGATTATGAGAAAGCGTTTATAGAGCGGTTCCTTCCAGAAGAACTAGTCGGGTTTTTTGATGCTAAGATAATGGTGTTAGATTACCCTAATATCCCACCTCATGTTGATAATGGCTCTAAAGTTACTATCAATATGTATGTCGAAACCGCTGGCGCGACCACAACTTTTTATAGCGACGACCCGAAATCGGCTGACATTGCCGAAAGGTTAGAAAATCAATCTGACGGTGGTGCTCTGTTTGATGCTTCAACGTTGAATGTTGATTCTTCCTTTGTTGCCGAAAAAGGCGATGTTTACTTGCTAGACATCTCGAAAATTCATTCTGTTGATTTTGCTGACACAGAAGCGAAAAGGGTTGTAATCGTTATTCAGTCTTCGAGCCTTTCTTATGACGATGTAAAGGATGCCGCGTTTAACTTCTAAGCATATTCTAAAACGATATAAAAAAAGCCTCTTCGGAGGCTTTACTTTTGCCCAACTTTACTCTATAATACATGTATAAATTGAGTGAAAGGAAATTTGTTATGAAAACTTTTAAAATCAGCCTACAGAATCGCGCAATCGGAAAGATCGTTGAAGCAGATACTCGCGCGGAAGCAGTGAAGATTGCTAAAGCGATCTACGGAACTTCTAAAGTGTCAGTTGTGTGTATTGATTAATAAGGAAACTATATTATGTTTATGATGAAAAGAATTACATTGAAGTCTGGTGGTACATTAATCACTCGTAGTGAAGTTGCTTTAGAGCAAGTTAAGGAAACCTTTAAAGATCAGATCGTTAAGATCGAGGATACCAATTATTCTGAATTGAACACTACAATGGAACAGTAAGGTGTTGAATGACACGGATAGACAAAGAAGTAATTGCAAATGGTGTGTTCGAACTCATAAGACTCGTAGCATACATTTTAATTTGCATAGCTACAATTAAGTACATTGCATATTAACAAAAGGATCCCTGAGTCCCCCATGTGTTGGTTGGCGTGAAGAGAAATCTTCCGAGAGGTTGGTGGGGACACGAGACGAAGATAGAGGTTGGTGTTTTAAAAGGGGTTAATATCCCCAATAGACCTGTGAGTCAACTTCTTATGTCGCAAATGAAGGAACTGAAATCCGTATTGTCGACGGTGGGACGTTCCGGAAAACAGTCGTTCCGTATGGGTGTGGCCAATCACCCTATAAATAAAGCAGAGTGTAAGCGGTGGGCTTCAAACCCCATTTAAGGAAACAGGTAGACAAATAGCAACACCTCAGTGACATGTTGGCAAGTTAAAGTTAGTCGTAAAACGCCATAGACTATCTACTTAAGATCACTAGGTTGGGATTGGAAGTTGCGATGCTGATGACTCCCATAGGTCAGCACTATATCTCAGGGTCTTAGTTGTTACGATCTCTCAGTTAAAAGCTGTCGTAACGTAAAGCGAAGTCCAATATGATTAGCTCCTAAGGGTGCCCTGAGGCCAATTTTAGAAAGCAGATTGGGTAAAGCGTGGAAAGTGTGCTAGCCTCCACAGCGAGAAGTACCGATACGGCTTCTCTCAGCCATGGTCCAGTCTGTTTTCTAAAGAGCATCACCCCAGTTAAGTCTGGAGCACATCTGATAAAGTGTGTGGTGCTCTTTCTAAAGTACATTGAAAACACAGCAACTAGATCCCCTTACATGGCTGCAGTTTGGGATGGTGTTCTAGGAAAGCGGATCAGTGTACTTTCTAATTCACAGTGATGCTCAAATCAGGCTCCACTACTCCAGTGTATGGAAGATAGAGAGCCTAAGCCTATCCTGAGAAGAACCTCCTTGTAATTCCTATGTGCACGTAGGTTGATAATACTGGATAAGGATCGAAAGGTCGGGAGCCAGTAACTTTTACAAAGCAGGCTGCGTAAAGCGTGGTAAGGTTCAGCGAGTACGTAGAAGACCACGTACAGTCTGTTTTCTAAAAAGAGAAACCCCTAATGAAAAAGAAAGTCCTAATAGTAGACGACGATTTAACAATCATTAATGTATATAAACGAGTCCTCGCTAAGAACGGGTATGAACCAATAGTGATGCGTTCCCCTCGTAAAGCGGACCTTGAAAACATACCTGAAGTCGACATCGCGATAGTCGATATGGTAATGCCTTATGTAAGTGGATTTGATTTTGTGTTGTACTTACATGAAAAGAAAATCAATATACCAGTACTGATAGTGTCCGGCGATAAAGGAATCGCCAGGATGGTTACAACTATCAGAAGGGGTGAACTAACCGATGGTTGGTTGTATAAACCTGTCGCAGGTCACCAACTAATCGCAAAGATTGAGGAAATCCTTTCTTGATCTAACAAAATAGGAATTAAGTCATGAAAAAACTAATCCTCGCTGCGGCATTGTTTTCTTCTGTAACATTTGCTTCTCAACCTAATGCTCAACTCCCCGCTGTTTGCATGCCCCTCGCCGACTTCCTAGAAGGGATGAAGAAGTATAACGAAGAGCCCGTATTCATGGGCGAAGTTATGATCGAGTCAGACCATGAAATATTCAAGCTTGTATTTGTCAACGACGAAACTGGTTCTTGGACTTCTGCGCTTGTGAATAAAACTGTAAAGGCTGCGTGTGTCGAATCGACTGGCGTTGGGTTCAATAGCTTCGCTGTCGGGACCCGATTGTAACATATACTTAAATGTTATAACGATATTCTAAAATATTTTTAAAAATCGCTTTACTTTCCAGCAACCTTCAACTATAATACATGTATAAATTGAGTTGAGGAATATATCATGATTAACTTTGTAACTGGAAAACCTTACACTGGTGAAAACGCAATGATCCTTGCGGAATCAGGTTTTTCTGACCAGCGTTTTATGACATTCAACCAAGCACGTAGCTGTGGACGCAAAGTCCTTAAAGGTTCTAAAGGCATTCAGCTGATGCGCGTCATTGAGAAAGAAGTTCGAAACGAAAAGACTGGTAAGCTGGAAAAGAAAAAGCTGCCAAAACGTTTCACTGTATTCAATGTAGCCCAGACTGAAGAGGTGGCTTAATATGAGCACCTCAGCCCGCAAGAAGGAGCAGCGGCAGCGAGAAATGAAAGCTGCAGCTGCTCGCGCCAAGTACGAAAAAACCCGTATCAAAAAACGCAAAACGGAGTTCAAAGAATATGTGCCCACGGAGAGCTACGCTCGTGAAACGCCAAGCTACGAAAGCCTCAAGACAACGTTGTGCGATACTTCTAGACCAGGAGATAAGCGATACACCGGAGACTACATCACCGGAATCACAATCGTCCACAAAAGCGGACTGGCTCCAGTTTCAAGAGGAATTGATCCGAAAGATTACGCAACGATGCGGAGGTGATAAATGAAACATATTATATTGACTGTATTCGAAACAACCAAAGGAGTGAATTGAAATGTTTAACCGTGATGAAATGTTTACTGCCCTCTCTACTGGAATTTACCGTGTAGTATTTGAGAAGGTTAATGGGGAAACTCGAGATATGACTTGTACTCGCCAACTTGATCGCATCCCTGAAGACAAACGTCCTAAAGGTGACGCTAATATCACCGCTCCAGGCGGACATGCAGTACCAGCGTTTGATACTAGCAAGCAGGAATGGCGTTCGTTCCGTGCTGACAAAGTAACAATCTTTGAGAAGAAAGGGTAAAATGGAAGAACAATTTCTCAATCCCAAGAAGTTCTCCATGTTAGTGGAACAGCGTGTCAAGGTTAGCTCTACTGGCTACCTTGATACCATTATGGAACTTTGCGACGAAATGAGCCTCGACTTTGAGGACATACCTTCCCTGATTACTAATGTGATCAAAGGTAAAATTGAAGCTGAGGCAATACAACTTAACTATATGAAGGGTGGTAACACTTTACCAATATGACTATGGCACTTGAACCTTTTGACGCTTACCGATTTTACAACGCTCTCAAATTACATTTTGGTGGAACGTATGACGCCATAAAATATCAATACAAGACGAGCGCTAACCAGAAATCGTTTTGGAAGAGAAAGGACAAGTTCTTCTTCGCTAAAATTGCCAAGAAGTTCAACGATCCGCATGACCTGATCAACTACTATGTATCATTCTTCGTCAATGACTCAAAATGGGTCGGTGATATGCTAAAGGACGAAGATACATATTTGAAATGGTTAAAGAAAGTTGAATCTCTTGGCTACTTGGTGGAACAAGATCTCTATACTCTAGAATCTTCGCACGGCTCGTTCGACGACTTATTCAAAGTTGAAGACGGTCAGTATCCCCCAATCATCCAGAGTTATCTCGCCGATGAAATCATGCTCGAGACTGTCGTAGTCTTAGATCAAATGCTTGGTTTCGTTAGGAAAGCCGATAAGAAGGTTACAGATACAATAATGTGGCCAGACATAAAGACCAAAATCGAAAAGTATAGTCCCTTCTTATCGGTGGACCAAAATAAAGTCAAAAAATCTATTCTAAAGGTATTTACTTCTTAATGAAAACCCTATATAATAGGCTCTCGTTATGAATAAAGTGGATAATTAAAACATACTAAGCAATACAAGGATACATACATATGTCATTTGCATCTCTAAAAAAATCTCGCTCATCTTCTATGGACAAACTGCTTAAAGCGGCAGAAAAAGTAGGTGGTGGTGAAAAGAAATCTTATGGTGACGACCGTCAGTGGAAACCAACTCGCGATAAAAGCGGCAATGGTTACGCTGTAATCCGATTCCTACCGCCAGCAGAAGGTGAAGACCTTCCATGGGTCCAGTACTGGTCACACGGCTTCCAAGGTCCAACTGGTAAATGGTACATCGAAAATTCTTTGACTTCAATCGGTCAAACTGACCCAGTCTCTGAATACAACTCAACGCTTTGGAATAGCGGTTCTGAAGAGGACAAAGAACAGGCTCGTAAGCAGAAACGTCGACTACACTACGTAGCAAACGTTCTTGTTGTTTCCGACCCAGCTAATCCTCAGAATGAAGGTCAGGTAAAACTCTACACCTTTGGTAAGAAAATCTTTGATAAAATCATGGATAAGATGCAGCCAGAGTTTGCGGGTGAAGAGCCAATGAACCCATTCGATATGTGGGAAGGTGCTGAATTTAAGATTAAGATTCGTCAGGTTTCCGGATACCCTAACTACGATTCTTCTGAATTTGCGGCTCCTTCTGAACTATTTGAAGGCGACGATGAGTCTAAAGAAGAAGTATACAACAAACTGTATAAACTTTCTGAGTTCACCGACCCAGCTAATTACAAATCGTACAGTGAGTTGAAGAAGAAACTTGATCAGGTTCTCGGCGGTAACTCTACCCCAATGACTACTGCTGAGTCAATCGACCTTGATGAAGTTGCTCCTGCGCCAGTGCAAAAGGTAGCTGCCCCAAAACCAGCGCCAGCTGTTGAGGAAGAAGTTGAAGAAGACGATGACACTCTATCGTACTTTGCTAAACTGGCTTCTGACAGTTAAGACTAGGAGGGAGCCCCAGTGGCTCCCATTTATCCGGAGGATATGATGGAATCAAATTTTAACAAATGCCTCGATATCATACTAAAGCACGAAGGGGGATATGTCAACCATCCATCCGATCCTGGCGGTATGACTAATCTTGGCGTGACTAAACGTGTATATGAAGAGTGGGTCGGTCATGACGTTGATGAATCAGTAATGCGTTCATTGACTATTGATGATGTAGCACCAATCTATAAACGTAATTATTGGGATAAGGTGAAAGGTGATGAACTTCCTTCTGGGCTTGATCTTTGCGTGTTTGACTTTGGGGTCAACGCTGGCACTGGGCGTGCGGCTAAGTACCTCCAGTCAATTATCGGGGCAACAGCTGATGGCGCTATCGGTCCTAGGACTATTAAGCTTTTGGGCGATTATCTTGATAAGCATACTGTAGAAGATCTTGTTGAACATTACCAAGCGGATCGTCAGTCTTATTATGAACGCCTAAAACATTTTGAAACCTTCGGTCGTGGTTGGACTCGTCGGGTTAACGAAACAACTGAACTAGCATTAGGAATGATATGAGGCACACTCTAGACTTTATAATGGCAATTGAAAGGGCTCTTCCCGCTCGTGTGTGCGAATCCCTCATCAAAAAGTTTGAGAAATATTCAGAAGACCAAATCGATAGGGATGAGTCGTATTACAAGTTCAAAGAGATAAACCTCCATGAACACGGTGGGTTTGAGGAAGAAATTGAAGTCATCAAGAATAGCGCTGAACATGTATTAAAACATTACAAGCACGAACTTGGTATAAAGTATTTTCCTAAGGAATTCGACCTAGAACAATTTCGTATGAAGAGGTACGACCCCAACGATGAAGACCAGTTTGACTGGCACGTTGACGTTGGCGACCGCGCTTCAGCAAAAAGGTTTATGGTGTGTTTGTTCTACTTGAACGATGTTGAGGAAGGCGGTGAAACCGCATTTGATTGGGACAATGATGAAGAGAGGGCGGTTGTATCACTTGCCCGTCAAGGCAACGTTGTATTATTCCCGCCATTGTGGATGTACCCCCACAAAGGAACCAAACCTAAGTCTGGTCCGAAGTACATCCTTTCAACTTACGCACACTACTTATAATATGCCATTAGCAAACGTTGATTGTTCTCTGAAGTAATCATCGTTATCGTTTGATGGCGTAGTGGTCATCTGTATGGTGGGGGCGCTAACTGAAGAGTTAGAGATTGTGTCCCCACCTCTATTCATTAGTATTGCCCCGAGAATTCCCGTACCACTAAGGTCATTATTCTCTGCTTGGTTATCTCTCAAAGCACTATTCCCGCCAAGGTACTCCATCATAAGATCGTCAGCAGATTTGCCAATCATAGGCGATTCTATCTTAGGAATGCCCATTCTATTTTCAGCTTCAATAGCAGCTTTGTAATCAGCTTGTGCCGCATCATTTGCTGCCGCAATCTTAGCTCTTACAGAATCTTCTTCTAAGCTATTTCTTGCCATAGATTGCTCAATCGCAGCCATCTTGTCAGCAATTGAAGAAGCATTAGGATCTTCATATGTAAATCCGTCAGCCCCCATCTTATAGCCTTTAGCTTCCATTTCAGCTTCGAATGCTTTGAGTTCAGCAGACTCTTGTTCAGCTTTCTGACGTAGTCTGTTTTGTTCATCAATGGCTTTTTGATGTTTTTCTTGCTCTAGCCTAGCAGCTTCATTTTCAATAGCAATTTGCTCTAGTCGAGTAGCCTCAGCGGAATTCAAACGATCCTGTTCGGCAGCAGCTTTAGCCGCTTCGCGTTCAGCTTTCTTAGCGATACGAGTCTGTTCAGCGGCAGCGCGACGAGCTTCCTCAGCCTCAATCTCTTCATCAGTTAAGCCACCCAACCAAGAAGGAGCTTTCTTACGGACATAGAAAATGACGTCATCGGCTAGTTGAGAAAAGTAATCAATAACATCGCTCATCATATCACTAATAGCACCAACTGGGTCCATAGCATCAAGTTCAGCTGCCAATTTATCAAACCCAAACATATCGAGGAAGTACACACTGACTTCTTTGAGTAGGTTTATTGGCCAACCTAGAAAATATCCAGTAAACTTACTAAACAGTGATTTTAACGCCTCGCCGATAGAACCCGTTTCTTTGAATGTATCGTAAGCATCTTGAACCGATTTTACCAAAGCTCCGAGGGTCAATGCTAAAAGTGCGCCAATAGCTACGAATGGCGCCATAGCTACGATGGCTGGCGCAATAGTAGTTGTTACTATACCCATCAGCCCTGAGATCAAGCTAGTAATCCCTGCCAATAGCGATGCGCTTAAAGTGGTTATCCCAGCCCAAATAGCAGGTATAATCGTCCTGAATAGCGTAGCAGCCATTGATTTGAATCCACCCCAAAGCGCTATAACGCCTGTGTACAGGGTAGTCGCTAGTGAAGCGACCGCACCCCAAAGTGCTGGCAAGATACGCATAAAGAAAAACTTGCCGATACTAAAAATCAATGACCCAAACTGGAATACCCTAAAACCAAGAGAACCGATGAATTTACCAACGTTGAGCAATAATGTTGAAACAAACGCAAACTTAGATACCACCCACAACGCAGAAAGTGAAGTCAAAATTACATTATCTTTCATGAATTGCATTGCGGGCTCTAGATCGCCAGCCAACGCTTGGTTGATGCTATCGAAAGCGCCAGTAAAGAAATCTCTAATTTCCACGATAGCATCGATAACTGTCATTGGATCAAAGAAAAGTGTCAATAGACCCAAACCTAAAGCAGCCTTTGCGCCTTGGTCCAAAAGATTGGATATTCCTTTCTCTATGTTTTGAACGCCTTTGACTAATCCATCAAACCCTTTAGATATACCTTCGAAGAACTTGTTTTGCTCTCGCTTTTCTTCTTTGCTAGCAGGGTCGTTGTTTTCATTTTTAGGTTTCTCGAACTTATCGCCCAAATCTACGGTCATACCTGAGATAGCGGAAACTATCTCAGTTGTCTGATCGATGATCATTGTATTCAGCATCGAGAAGCTGTTACTCAAGACATTGGTTTGAGCCAATACTGCTTGCTTAACAGTCTTCAGCGAGTTGTCTTTACTGTTCCTGGTATAGCTGCCTTCTTTTCGAACACGTTCGATAAGTTCAGCCATTCCTGGCATATTAGTTGGATTGTTAGCCATTTACTTCTTTCCCATCCAAGCAGACACACCAAAGAATGCCGCTACAATACCACCCATAGTGATATAAAACATTGAAAATATATCGGAAAGCGCGTCAACCCTTTCTACAGGAACGATCGGCGACATAAGAATTCCGGTGAACACGACCATAGCTATCACGGATCCACTTGCCATCCGTCTCTTAGCCACAACCTTTCTTTCGTACATTTTAAATTCTTGTTCAGTCACTACACCATCACCATCTAAGTCAGGGTTAAAGTTTTCCACTTCGCTTACCTTTTTTGTTGCTGTTTAATTCGCTCGTTTTCTTCTTTTATATGTTCAGTCAACAGAGCGACATAAATCTGCCTTTCCCACGGTATCATTCCTTCAATTTCATCAAGCGAATACTTGTGGAATTGCATCATTGCGAAGTTTGTTTTATAGTAGTTTTCTATGGACTCGTGGGCAAGGCCAATTAGAAAAAATTATTCAGCCCCTCTACCGAAATGTCATTATCATGTCCACACTTCTCGCACTTAAAGTCGTGCTTAATAGCAACAGTCGGTAGATCTTGGAACATCTCTACAATCTGTTGGAAGCTTCTGGTCGATAGGGACTCAACGAATTCTACTAGTTCTTTTTGCGTTTGTTCTTCGGCAGGGTAAACATCGTCCGCATCATAGATAGATTCAATACAATTGGCAATAACCAGAATTGATCCTTCTGCTGATTCAGGGTTTACCTTACCTAAAGCATCCGCAATGTTGAATCGTGGGTAGCGTAAAACGATACCAACTTCATCAGTAACTTTAATGCGCATAGACTTTTCTAGATCGCCTTTAATCTGCGCATCTTCTAGGTTGATAACTGCGTCATTCATGTGACCACATTCAGAACAACCTAATTTAATCTCTGAAGTTTCGCCGACCGACTTAGCTCGAATCTGTAGGAATACGTATTCAAAGTCGAACATAGTCAAATCGTTCGGATTAACTTTATTGAAAGTACAAGCTGAAATCAGGTCTCGAGTTGCCCGAATCATTTGTTTCTGATCGTCAGACTCTCGAGCCAATAGTAGAACTTTCTGCTCCTTAACTTCAAATGGTCGAAACTCAATTTCTTCTTTCGTTGAAGGAATAGTTAATACATATCTTGGGGCATTTAACTTAGGTAAAGCCATTCATATCACCTCATGGTAGTTTCACTTCCCTTCGTATAGGGAAACATATTTGTCATATTTGAAAGTAACAGTCAATCTAGCAAATTCGTTTTCTGACGCATTACTTAGTTCTGTATCTGAAATTGTGGCAGGGTATGCGTTTTCCAACCTCATACCGTATTTATAGTTCCCTTCTGCGTCTAGCATATCGATGTAGACGTCGGATACATATTCTTCTTTGTAGTTTAAGCGGTATGTCTCAGGGTCGCCAATGGCACGTTGCCAAGCATCAAATACCTTTCGGGCGTATGAGTCGTTGGTGACTAAAAAGGTAGCACTAACGTCACCGTCTATAAACGTATATGGTTGAGCTTTTTGGAAACCGCCTGCCTCGTACTCAAACGTCGAATAGTTCCTGCCTGGGAGCGTAACCGATTCGCATAAAAACCTTAGATCCCTAGTGTTTTCACCACCAAGGTAAGAGTTGGCCAATGGCTTGAGCGCAAAACTCAATTGAAACCTATTTGACCGAGCGACACCATCGCGTCTGTTTATGACTGTTATAAGGTTATCTATTGAAGCCATTAGATTTTCTTCCTAGAATCTGCCCATACGGTTCGAGTAGATTTTGTGAAGTGCTCTGTTGGCAAAAACACGGCAATCTCCCACTCAGGCGGTTCAACTAAAACGATAGACGAATCGACTTGAGACGTCAGGTAATGTTTAAAACAAGGTTTATATGCGCTCAATTTGTTAACCGACTGCAGTATCTGGTAATTCAATTTGAACTTTGTGGATTCGTCATACCGTTTGTTGTTAGTCGTTTCCAACAGTCTATCAAATAAAGTCGCACGGAGCTTGATCGGTAGATAGTGAAGGTTCAAACCATAGAACCCACCTGGAGCTGGACCAACCATAATAGTCAACGGAAACATATCGTAATACGGCAAAGTCTTACGGTGCTTGGCATCGTAGAAAAACATATACATGTTTCCTATACCGAACCGCTGACGCTTCTTCAATGCTTCGTCTTTCAATAATGACTGACGGTTGATGTTCTTCATGTCTTTGAGGCGGTTTTGAAACCAATCCCTTGATTGCGCTGTGCGTGGGGCGATACCCTTACGGAACGCTTCATACTCTACTTTTTGGAAAATTGAATCAGCCATACAATACCTTAATTTCTTTTATATATTTATACTACAGAATTTTAATTCCTAATGACTTCAACGTTTTTTCTGTCCATACGTAGAACTCTGCCCCATTATCTGCCGCGAATTCTCTCGCTGCCTTCCACTTGGATTGGTTCTTGACATAGGTTAGTTGTTCAGTGAGATAGCGTTTGGTCCTACGCTTTGGCGTCTTAGGTGGCATAGTCTCTTTGTCAGGTTTTATCTCTATCAAGTAAACTTTACCAGCCGTTGTTTTGAAGTATATGTCTATGAAATAACGGTGTCGCTTGCCATCAGTAGAACATATATATGGTATCACTATTTCTTCAGCAGCCCATTCTTTCACGTCTGGGTTGTCTTCGAGATACTTAAAGACTGCCCTCTCCCAGCTACTTCTGTAGACTACCTTATTTGGGTCGCCCTTGTACTTCTCGGGCTTCTTAAGTTTGTACGTACCTTTGTAATATTGTCCCATAACGAATCCTTTATTCTATATTTATCCTTATAAATAAACAAAAGAACATTCAACGGATTCATAAAATGTCAATTCTAAAATATCCGCTCAACCTTAGCGACTCTGCTGACCGAGTACAGATACTGGGCTTTGACCCAACAACAGGCGAGAATCAGTGGATTCACTTATACTGCCCCAACAACCTACAAGTTGGAGACGGTGCTTCTTACGGTAACTTCGACCTCGGCGTACTCGGCGACGGAGTCGGGGAAGCGCTGTTGACCCAAGATTCTAAAGCTTTAGAGAATACATTAAGAACCAAATTTGGTTCCGGTTCAAGTATGGACGCGGCAGTTCTTTCTAAGTCTTTCAGTAACTTTGGACTTGGTTCGAGCACAGTAGATAGAGCGCGAGACATGTACTTGTATGATCAAAAAAGGGCAATTAACCCTAACACCGTTCTACAGTACACCAACTCAGAGCTACGTTCGTTCTCCTTTGAGTTTAAAATGGTAGCCACTTCTTCAGACGAAGCCAAAGCAATAAAGAAAATTGTTGATTCTTTTAGGATAAACATGTATGCCGAAAAAGAAAATTTGACATTAAAATACCCTTGGCTTTGGGTTATTATGTTCTACAGTAACGGAGCACCAAATCCTTACTTGCCTATGATTTATGAATGTTATCTTTCCACGATGAATACAGTTTACAACGCAAGCGGTAATATGACCCACTATGATGGTGCGCCTACCGAAGTTTCATGTCAGCTTACTTTCCGTGAGTCTAAGGCATTGAGTCGTGATGAAATTAGAACTTTGTCTGGAGTATAACGATGTCTTTTTTCAATAAATTTCCAACTACAGAGTACGACATCTTTGGGCGCAACCTGAAGAGCAAGATTCCGGACATATTCAAACAAGTCAGGATTGTTGATAAAAGATTTGATTCTATAACGCCATATCGTTTGTTAGAAATAGCGGATCAGCGCCCAGACCAACTCTCGTATGAACTTTACGGCACCACCGATTTTCATTGGACTTTCTTTATAATTAACAACCACTTGAAATATGGTCACACAGATTGGCCAATGACGGATAAACAATTTGAAGAGTATGTTAGCGAAAAGTATCAAGGGTATGCTATAACAGGACATCGCACTGTCGAAGATGATATGAACCTAAACTCAGTACAAGGTTTCTTTGCCATAGGTTCTACTTTAAGTTATGATAATGCTGGTACGATAACGCCAAATGCTATTGTTACTGCGCGCAACGCAAAAGTGAATCAGATAGCGTTTAAATACACCGGAAATCACGTATTCACGCAAACGGAAAACATTTATGGTCCGAACACAACTTTCTTCGGTAATCCTGAAGGGACTGGGTTCACGATCCGCCCTTACGCTGAATCGGTTCACCACTATGAAGACGAAGATGGTAATTTAATCAGCAACTTTGAAAACTACCGTTTGCCTCTGCGAGAAATTTCTTATTATGATTATGAAAAAAGAATGAATGATGAAAGAAGATCTATTCGGGTTCTGAAGCGAGAGTACATAGAAGACTTCTCTATTGAATTCAGGAAGGCTGTAAATGCTTGATAAGTATAAAATAACTCCTGGTCACTTTAAACTCCACGAAGCTGTGTTGGTCAATTACGCTGGCAAGCGTATAGACATTAGCAAAATAATTGATGAGTTTACTGTAACCGAAGGAATAACATCGCTCTTCAGCCTTTATGAATTTACCATAGTTGATGCTGTAAACCTTATTGAAAAATACATCATAACAGGTAATGAAAAGATAGAGTTGACCTTGATTAAGGTTGATGAATATGACGGCAATCCGGTCCAAAAAACAAAACACCTAATTGTGCTGGGCATAGGCGCATACGCAAGACCAAGTAATGAAGGTCAGGCGTACAAACTAAAAGCTATTTCTGAAGAATCATTTGCGGCTTCATCTAAACGTATCTCTCAGTCAGTCAACGGCAATTTAACTGATATACTCAACACATTGTATGGACATATTAAAAATAAATTGGCGTTGAATGTTTTAGACGGTTCTATCGAAGGTAACTACAAAGCAGTTCTCCCTAATAAAACGTACATCGACACATTTAAGATGCTTTTGTCTAGGGCACAAAAGAGCAACGGTTCTATGTTTTTCATGTACGAAACCTTGTGGAACGACATACAATTAAATTCGTATGACACCATGATATCCTCCGAACCAGTCAATAAGTATGAATTGCGCTCAGAAAATAGTTCCGACTCTGCTCATAATAAAAAGTCATACGACGATAATAAGATACGAATAAAGTCTATAGACAGTAAACTTGGTTCTTCTCAATATAAGAATGTAAAGAACGGAGCTTACAATAGCATCATAAAAGAGGTCGACATCTCAACCAAAAAGTATACAAAGGTTGAATATAATGCGTTCTCGGAAAGTGTGCCCAAAATGGATAAGGAATACACCGGAACTTCAGCGCTAACTATTTCCGGAAAGTCGATGGGTGATTATATCAACCCAGTTGAGTTTTTTATAAACGAAAACACGATGGCGTTTGAAGGTGCGGATAACCTTAACAACAAAATTGCTGATTCTATAGCCAAACAAAATACCATACGTCAAAACGCATTTGCTGTATCGCATACCGTAACCTTGCATGGTGACTCTAACCTGTCTGTCGGAAAGACGATAGAGATTAAAGTTCCGCCTGCGTTGGACCCTGGGACTGTCAGTGAACATGAAGATGCTTTGATGTCAGGTAAATATGTGGTATACAACATCGTACATAAGTTCAACCGAAAGGGGATTTATGACGTCGTACTAACAGTTCGAAAAGACTCAATCAATAGATCCTTGATTGAAGGTCGATATGATAATTTAGGTGGATAATGAATAATTTTGAATGGTTTACTGGAGTTGTTGAAGATATTCACGACCCAGAAAAAATGAATAGGGTTCGCGTGCGCATGTTCGGTATCCATACTGAAGACACCACTCTCATACCTACCGAAGATTTGCCTTGGTCAACTGTGATGATGCCCGCAACTTCTTCGGGTATATCCGGACTAATGGAATCTCCTCATGGGTTACTACAAGGTTCTTGGGTAGTTGGTTTCTTCAGGGATAATGCGTATCAAGACGCAGTCGTCATGGGTTCTATTGCTTCTAAGTTTGAAGAGAAACCTAGTACATCTGGGTTCAAAGACCCTGATGGCAATTACCCGAAAGAAAAGTATATCGGCGAGCCTGATGTTAACAAACTTGCTCGCGGTGAAGATACAGAAGATGAAATAGTTAAGGCTAAGAAGGATGGTGTTGACAAATCAGTTAAAACTCCGGTCGGGACTTGGGATGAACCACCTACAGAGTTTGCTGCTGAATACCCCTACAACCGTGTACACCAAACTACATCGGGTCACATATTTGAAGTAGACGATACCGAAGGCGCAGAGCGTATCCACGAATACCATAGAACAGGTACGTTCCGAGAAGTTCACCCAGATGGAACTATTGTCACTAAGATAGTCGCAGACAACTACACAATTGTGGCAAAGGATGATAATGTCCATGTGATGGGTAACGTCAATCTAACAATAGACGCCAACTGTAATATGTACATTAAAAAGGATTGGAACATTGATGTGGACGGTAATGTAAATATCAATGTTAAGAAAAACTGGACTGAAAAAATCGACCAGAACGTAACTTCTAAAGTCGGTAAAAACGTCACCAAAAATATTGGCGGTTCACGTAAAACAGATATTGGATCCACTGAGACTCGAAACTCAGGCGGTAAAATGTCGGATAACGCACCAACAATTCACCACAACTAAGAGGTACACTATGCCAGCAACTGTAAGAATAGGCGACCCATTATCAACTGGTCACCCTTGTACTGGCTCAACAACCTTGGCGGGCGCAGCGCAAGGATCAGTCTACGCTAACGGTATCTTGATTGCTGTCCCTGGAGCACCAACTGCGGTACACACCATTGGTGCTGATCCACCTTGTGTACCTCACGTTGCTGCTCTTAACGCTGGTTCACCTAACGTATTTTGCGAAGGTAGTCCGATGGGTAGAATAGGGGATAGTGCTGACGCTGGCGCTATGACTGGCGGTTCTCCAAACGTATTCGCAAATGGTTAATTAAGGTATAAATAACCGTATGAGCATTAGAAACTTATCAGACGCTGTTAGTGACAGCAAGTCATCGGTCACGGGTCTTGTACAAGAATACAAAGACCTCAGCCTCGCATTTAAACTACATCCGGAGTTCGGTGACGTTCGTCCAGTAAAAGACTTGAACGCAATAAAGAATTCCGTTAAGAACATATTGCTAACCAAAAAAGGCGAACGTCCGTTTAATCCATTACTCGGATGTAACCTTAAGAAGTATTTGTTCGAACCTGCTGACGGCTTCACGAAGAATGCTATCGAACACGAGATCCGGACATCGATCGGCGAACAAGAACCAAGAGTCAAAATTATTGATTTAATTGTAGCATATAATGCTGACAAAAACTCTTACGAAATTACAATAACGGTGTCTATTGTCGGTTCGTCACGCGAACTTGACATCGAACTTTACTTAGAGAGATTACGATAAATGAGTAACTTAACCGACCTATCAAAGCTAGACTTCGATTCCATAAAAACTAAATTAAAGGAATTCATGGAGTCTCAGGACGAGTTCACCGATTACGATTTTGATGGTTCGGGCTTGTCAGTTATGCTAGACGTGCTTGCTTACAATACGCAATATAATGCTATGTTGGCGCACATCAACTTAAACGAAACCTTTCTGGATACCGCAAAGGTTCGCTCGAGCGTTGTTTCTCACGCACAACAACTAGGCTACATTCCCAAGTCAAGAACTTCCTCAGAAATATCTGTTGACGTCCACATTCAGGGGAACGAATCTTCTAATAGCCCCTTGACAATTAAACGTGGGCAAAAGTTTAGTGGTAAAATAAACAACCAGACATATACTTTTATCACCCTAACGCCATATTCAGCGATAAAGGCGACCGATAATTCATTCAAGTTTTCCAACGTTAATTTATACGAAGGTGAATTGAAAAGTATAAGTTATCGAATAGACGGTCTCAATAAGTTCGCGAAATACGAAATCCCTTCCGATAACGTAGATATGACGACTTTGAGTGTTAAAGTGTTCCCCAACCCAAACACTGAAGAATTCTCTAGTTACACATATTATGAAGATATAACTGAAATAGGTTCTGATTCGGAAGCTTTCTATTACAGAGAAAACTCATTCGGGCGTTATGAGGTATATTTCGGCGATAATTTCTTAGGCGGTACACCTCCTTCTGGTGCTGTTGTTAAAATTGAATACGTAGATTGTAATGGTAAAGAAGCTAACAATATCCGAACACTTTCAGCAAACGATTCAATAGACGGTGAAAGTTCAATCGTTGTATCTTTGTCAGAAGGGTTTACAAAAACTTTCAATGGCGCAGAACGCGAGAATATTGACTCTATACGTTTCAACGCTCCTATAAAATATTCTTCCCAGAACCGAGCAGTTACAGCAGACGATTACCGTTCATTAGTTCTAAACCAGTTTGAGAATATTCAAGACGTTGCTGTTTGGGGTGGAGAAGATAACGATCCGCCAGCTTACGGTAAAGTCTTTATTGCTCCAGCACTAAAGAACGAAGAGCGTGTCACTTCGGCGTTTATGAATTCAATCAAAAACTTTTTGAAGACCAAAAATATAGGCGCGATTACAACTGAAGTAGTTCCTGCTGAATACACCAACCTAGCTATTACAGTTCAATACAAATATGATTTGAACAAAACTGTAAAAACCGCTGGCGAGTTAAAATCTATTGTATACGACACTATTGTCGCTCATAACGATAAGAACTTGAATAGATTTAATGGGGTTTTGCGTTCATCAAACCTACTATGCGATATTGACGATGCTGATCCAGGCATACTCAACTCAATAATTAAACTTAAAATGTTTAAATCGTTTAGACCAAACCCATTAAAAAATGAAGATTATATTATTACATTCTCCAACCCAATTTACGTTTCTTCTGAAGAAGAATCAACCTTGGAATCTTCTACTTTCTTCTATAACGGAGTTTTGTGTGCGCTAAAAGACGAACCATTGGTCGGGCAAGAGCCTCTGCGCAATATCTATATGGTAGACACCACCACTGGTTATAAGGTCACTGGCGCAACTTCCATAGGTACTGTCAACCCATCCAAAGGTACTGTTACATTAAATAATTTGAAATTTGATTTGTCGAACGAAATAACATTAACAGTCAAGCCAGATTCTTTTGATATCGCCCCTAAATATAAACAGCTAATTCGTATCGTTCCGGCTGAAATAGTTGTCGAAGGTGAATCTGATTCAGTATCTATCCTCGGCTCAACAGGCTTGTCGGGTTACACTACATTCTCGAGACATTAATAATGGCGAATAAAGAACAAAACCGAGTACCCTCAGTCATACCTGAAGACCTTGTCAATGTTGGCGGGTCTTTCGTTGAATTCATTAAGAAATATTATGAGTTCTTGAATCAAGATGGAATGCCTTCTGACATAATCAACTCCCCTTCTATACAGAGGGATTTGACGGATGCCGCTGACAATTTCTTAGATACGGTTCACGGAGAATTTGGTTTTGGATATCCGATCAACAAAGATTCTGATCGTGTAAATATTATTCAAAATATGTCTCGCATTTACGCGACGAAAGGTTCTCTAGATTCAGTCAAAATGCTTTTCCGAATTATGTTCGGAGAAGAAGTTGAAATTACCCTACCAAAAGATTACATCCTAAAACCTTCTTCTGGTACATGGCTCAGCGAATATTCAATTATGGCTGACCTAGCCAGCGGAGACCCTTATGAGTTAATCGGTAAATTCGCTGAAGTTGAAACTAACTTTCCTGGTTCGCCTCCACAGACTTTTGAGGTTGAGGTAAACCGTGTTGTAAACAAAGGCAACAATACTTACCAAATATTTTTCAACCGCTCGTTCGTCGGTTTCTTTTATAATGGGAGTATCATCCGTCTCGGCGATGTTAAATTAATCCATAAACCTTCATTGAGTAAAATCCTTTCCATTCAAGATGGGGGTTCAGGTTTCAGGGTTGGTGAAACGTTTGATGTAGTTTCTTACGAACGTGATAATGCGTACAATGACGTTCTTGGTATCCCTGACATTTACTTGCGAGAGAAAATAACCAGGAGATCTCGTTGGGGCAGACGTTCGCGCACGTACTATCGCCTAATCCCTGTTGAATATACAAGAGATATAACAAACGAAAGTGTTGATATTGACGTTCGTTCTGACGGTACGTTGACTGAACAGATTCAGATTGAAACTCGTTTGGGTACGGTTGAAGTCACTAACATCATTCGCGGTAATGATAAAACCGTTCGTGTAAAATACCCTAATGGTACAGTCACTGAAGTTAATGAAGAGTTGTCTGGATACTTCAGTTACGTCAAAGTTTTGGACGGAGGTACTGGCTATACAGTTCCGCCTGAAATTTCTATAACTGGTGGCGGGAATATAACCACGCCAGCTGAACTTGATTATACGCTTAAAGACGGTTCGTTGGATGAAGTTTTCATAGATAACGCTGGCGCAGGTTATAACGATTACCCAGAAGTCACAATAGATGCCCCGTATACAGCTGGCGCTACTGCCAATTCTTTTATCACGGGCGACGCTGTTACTAGTATTGCTGTTGTTGATGGCGGTTTCGGTTACAAATACCCACCTAATGTGAATATCACAGGGGACGGCATAGGCGCTCGCGCAGAGGCTGTAATTAACTCTAGAGGCGTTGTGACGGCAATTAACGTAACTGACGGTGGTAGTGGTTACAGTTCTGCTCCGACTGTTACAATGGCTCTGCCGACCGATCAACATAACGCTATCCTAGAGCCTGTTATTGTTGATGGTGAAATCACCAGCGTTGATATTGTATATCCAGGTTACAATTATGACCTTAACAATAGAAGAAGCTATCGTGTCACATTCGTCAGAACTAGCGCTGTTACAGGTACAGTCGATGATGGCGTAACTGCTTCCGCTAAGGTGGAGTTCGACCTAAACGGCAGCGTGACCGCTGTGGTGATGGACACGTTCGGTACAAACTACGCTTCTGCGACCGCAGGCGTTTATATACCAGCACAAAACGTGTCAGGTGGCGTTCGAGCAACTGCTACATTAAACGTTGACCATTCTACTGGTGGTATTGCTTCATTATCTTCTATATCTACTGGATACGGGTACGAAGGCGTAGATGCTATTGAATCGGGTTCTGGTACTCCAACCCGAAGAGCTTCTTACAGTGTTGAAATTACTGGCGGTGTAATAAGCGCAGTTGAAGTTGATGAAGCTGGTTCTGGATATCTATACCCTGAATTGACAGTAGAAGATTCTGGCGCTAACCCAGGATCGGGTGCTAGAATATACCCAATCTACAAAAACGGTGGGTTAGATGAAATAATTGTATTAAATGGTGGTACAGGTTATAATGTAGGAAACACTGGCATTGCTGACATCCCAGGATTCACTGTTCAACCTTCACTATTCTTCAGTTACGATTCTAATGGAACAATCACAAACGTTGAGGTGACTGATCCAGGTTCTGGTTTAGACACCCCTTCTATTTCATTATATGATGGCGCAAGCACGCCTTTAGTAACAGCAGTCGTTTATCCTCGAGTTTATCTAGGCAGTATTCTCGATGTTGAAATTTCATCTGGAGGTTCAGGTTATTCATGCCCAGAAGCTGTTGTTTCAGGGTTCACAACCGACCCCGCTTTATTAGATGTAGTCACACTAAACGGATATGTAACAGACGTTGTTATTTCAGATCCTGGGAGCCTATACACCCCAGTAATAACACTAATCTCCGCAAATAAAGTCACAGGGACTGATGCTGTAATAGTTCCAGAAACTTCAGGCGGTTCCCTCGTTGGCACTACCATCGTTGAGCGCGGAACCAATTACTCCCCTAGAGCGGTAATTAGCGTTGGCGGAAATGTTGAAATAAACGAAGTTGCTTCAATCTACCCTGTCGTTTCTTCGGTCGACTCTTCAATAGAATCTGTTGAGGTTGTTGTACGAGGTCAAGGTTACGACCCAGTTCGAACAACTGTGACTATCGAATCCGACCAAGGTGACGGTGCTGTAATTCAAGCTATCGTTGTTCCTGAAGGTGGCTCTGTAACCCCTAACTTGGATATCAACTGGGATGCTATTGCAGACGCCTTAACAAGTTTGGCTAATTTTGACCCAACTGGCGAAGGAATAGTTGACACAGGGTTTGCGAACGAATTTGCGGTATTCTTAGGAAGCTTAGATACATCGGTAGAACCTCCACGTAGATACGGTGACTTGAATAATAGTGGTAGTGTCAGTTCTTCCGATGCGCTTGCCGCCCTCAAAGCATTAGTTGGGCTAACAGTTACTGCGGAAGTTGCGACCAACGTAGCAAAAATACAGGCTGTGTATCCTAATGTCGGAGAGTTGTCTCTGGCATTGAGCATCCTTCGACTTGCGGTAGGTCTAGATGACGATACACCGCCAGAACAAATAGTCAACGACTGGGTTACTGGAATTCCGGAAGGCGGTGTTTATCAACGTGCTGATATAAGTCAAAGCGGAAATATTGATGCCGACGACCTACAGAAGCTCGCATATTACGCTTATTATGAATACGATCAAGCAGGCGTACACACGTTTGATGGGTTCTACTCTCAAGCAGATAAAGATAATATTGAAACGTTTTTGTTAGCTGAAGGTGGACCATTCCAAGATTACTTAAACGTGACTGAAGTAGAGTTCACTAACTTAGTTCTTGCTTCACTCCCAGACTTTGAAGATACTTCTTCTGAAAAACTGAAATCGTTCCTACTACAAGAAGACGTGGACTTCCCAGGTTTCTGTCGAGGCGACATAAACAACGATGGATTTATCGGCACAGACGATATGATTCTGTTGATGCGTCGAGCTTCAGGTTTAGAAGTTGAGCCTCAACAATTACGTTGGATCGACGAGACCATTGCCGAACCACTTATCGGTTCGATATGGAACCCATTGCTACAACAAGGTAATGGTAGCGGAGCGAAAGCTGTTGTCCGTTCAGTCGATGTTAATGGAGCAATAACTAGCCTAGATTTCAACTCTTTTGGTTGGGATTATCCCGAAACGTTTTCTTCAAGCGTTTCGCCTAAATTACTATCGGGCACCCCAGCAACAATAGCGTACAGTAATGATATTGTAGGTATAACGAACCCAGCTTACGTTGACCGACAAGGTTTCTTGTCAGATATAGTAAAAATTCATGATAATTTCTATTACCAAGACTATTCTTATGTAATTGATACTTCGGTCGACTTTACTGACTTTGAAGATATTGTTCTTCGTTCAGTTCATCCGGCTGGTATGAAAGTGTTTGGTCAACAAAGCATAAACGAAAGCATTGACGTTGAAGTTGGTGTCGACGAGGCTTTGGCTTTCCATTACAACCTGTTGTTCACATACTCCAACCCACTAGAATTGCCTTTAGTTGATGGCGTCGATAGCTACGGTGAAGCAGTATTCTTTGACGATAACAATGACGATGAAACCTTTGCTATCTACAAAGATTTAACCCACACATATAATCGTGGGGACAACGTAGACAATATAGTTCAAGACGAAACTTGGTACTTCACCAAAGACCTCACTAAAGATTCCGGTCGCGGTGATAATGTAGACGACATAGTTCAAGACGAAACTTGGTACTTCACGAAAGACCTGACCAAAGAATCTGGGCGTGGCGATAATGTAGATGATATCGTTCAAGACGAAACTTGGTACTTCACCAAAGACCTTACACAAGACACTGGGCGTGGTGACGAAGTAGATAACCCTGTCGACGACGATACATTAATTATCCTTAAGGACTTATCGGAGGCTTCTGGTCGAGGCGACCGTATAGCACCAGAAAGAGTTGTTCAAGACGAAACTTGGGAATTTGAGAAAGACCTTACTGAGGCAACCAACAGGGGCGACCGTATTGCCCCAGAAAGAGTTGTTCAAGACGAAACTTGGGAATTTGAGAAAGAACTTACTCAAGCTACTGGTCGAGGAGACGAAGTAGATAATCCAGTACAAGAAGATTACTGGAGTATGGGTAAAGCCCTTGTTGACCCAGCTGTCCTAGTTCGTGTGGAAACTCAAACTAATTTCATAACATTCGGATTGAACCCAAGCGCCAATAGGGATTCAAAGGCTGTTACAGGTTCTGTTCTTGGGAAAGACTTCATATTTGCTGAAGATAAATCAGAATTTATAGATACAATTGATAATAGCAGGTTTGACGATGTCATTGCCTTCTATAGAACTAAACTTCTTGGTCCAGAATTAATAGATCCTACAAGATTCGTTGATAATGGAACATACAATTTTGTAAATAAACCGCTCGTTTCATCTACTTCAATCCCTGGAAGTGTTGCTGAAATGAGTATAAATAAACCATATAGCAGTCCAGCTGTTACGGCAGGAAGTTCTGTCGCTGGCACTAACTCTAGCCCCTATATACAATCAGGCGGATCGTATTTCGAAGATGTATTTGATTACGCGACCGACTACCAAAACTTTTAAAACCGGAGTAATTCTTAAATGAAAAAAGCAGAATTCGTAAGTGCTAATGGTAAACTTTCTATTAGCAAAACCAGTGGACGTACTGGCGAAACTGAAGTTGTTTACACAGAGAACCTTGTCGTTGATATAGGTCTTAAATGGATCGCTGCGCGCATGACCACTGGTCTATCTTCTGCGGCAGATATCACAGCAATGGGGGTGGGGACAAGCGACGTTGAAGCAGCAAAAGGTCAGCAAAAACTTATCGCTGAAGTTCACCGCAACTCTCTACAGTCACCTGTATCACTAACTGTCGACGATGACTTCACCATCATCGCTTCAGCACTTTTTGGTGTTGATGAAGCAAATGCTGCCCTAACAGAAGCTGGTCTATTTACTAGCACTACAGATAACGCTGGTGGCGCAACTGTAGATAACTGTATGGTTTGTCGTACTACTTTCCCTGTAGTAACTAAAGAGCAAGGCGATACTATCACTATCACTTGGACTATCCAGATTACTCCAAACCCATAATTTAGATTGGAGTAAATAGTCATGCCAACGGTACTAAAGAATGATATACATGCTAATATAGCATCTATCGTCTACGAAGGTATTCGAACAAACACGACTAGGGCTTTCTTCTTCCTGGGGCGTCCTTTGCCCTGGGAAGGGGATGGCGATCAACTAGCCCCCATACCAACAGCAGACCGAAAGTTTGAGTATGAAACACGTCAAGGTATAATTGGCATGCGTCCAATTACATCTACTGACGTCTCATTCGTTATCCCAAGGGAAGATTGGAAATCCGGTACAATATACGATATGTATGATACCAGATACTCGGCATCATTCCCAGCACCTTCTTTAGCCGAAGATATCGCTGACGCTAAAATGTTTGTTGTTACTGACGAATATAACATTTACAAATGTATATCAAACAACTACGGCAAACCATCGACTGTCAAACCTACAGGTACTGATACAGACTATATTGGTCCGTTTGAAGACGGGTACATTTGGAAGTACATGGCGACTATAGGTCTAATCCCTAGATCTAAATTCGCAACCTCAGAATATATTCCAGTAGAAAAAGCCGTTGCTGGTCGCTACCTAACTCAAAGGATTGAATTGGGCAGTTTTACTGGAGGTCAAGGATATCAGTCTGAACACACATATGTGACAGTTAGCGGTAATGCTGGAGCCTTCGGCGCTGAGATCTCTCTCACTATCGACGAATCTAACGGTCCTGGGGATCCAGGTACTATAACAGCAGTAACAATTCTAAATCCTGGTGAAAACTATACTTCGGCAACAGCGAATATAAACCAAGACGAGGGGTTTGTCACTGGTACTGGCGGTAGCATAACGCTTGACCTCAATGAAGGTGATGTGACTAGCACTCAGGCTGGTGTTGAATTAGGTGCTGTTGATGGTGACATCAGTTTTGTTTACGTCAACGATGGTGGTTCAGGTTATTCAAACCAAACAACCCTAACAATTGTAGGAAACGGTGTTAATGGTGCTTGTACCCCAGTTATAGACCCTGAAACTGGGACTATAACTTCAGTGACAATCACCGATCATGGCGAAAAATACACTCAAGCGGAAGTTCAAATATATGACCCTCTTGGCACTGGATCTGGCGCTTCAATAGACGTTATTATATCTCCGGTTGGCGGACATGGTCGAAACATCATAGAAGAGTCTTACGCATCAATACTTGGCTTCCAGGTTAGTACTGAAAACGACAGCAACCAAGGCGTTGCTTTGAGGAACGATTACCGTCAAAGCGGGTTGATATTTTATCCAAGGAAATATGTAGTTGCTGACGAGACGCAATTACCTGTTTATTCTGAAGGTTCTTGTTGTTTCCTACTTAACGTAGAAAGTCAATCACTATCAAAACAAGATTTTGAGCTTGATGAAATTCTATACGAATCCGCTACAAGAACGCCTTATAACATTGTTGCGGTTGAAGACCTTAAGGATGGATCTTCAAATGTTATTGGTGTTAAATTACTTGTACAACAAGCTGATGATATTCCACCGGAAGCTGGAGACGTCCTATTGAGGGACGACCTAACCACAATCGCTGTCACCGTTGGTTCTAATGAGGGTGATATTGTATACCCTCAGATTGATAAATTTTCAGGTTCGATGGTGTTTATAAATAACCGTACACCGTTCCGTAAAAGTGCGGCACAGATTGTAAACTTGAGAACATTCATCAAATTCTAAGATGAGCATTGGAGAAAATGTAGATGGCAGTAAATTTAGAAGGTGCGCCATATTATGACGATTACTTAGAGGATAAACAGTTTTACCGAATTCTGTTTAAACCTGGAGTTTCCGTCCAAGCGCGAGAGCTTACCCAGATGCAAACGATCATACAAAAACAGATCGAGCGTCATGGTAGGCATATTTTCAAAGATGGTGCGGCTGTATTAGACGGCACCTTTTCGTATGTAAACAACTTTAATGCGGTAAAACTTAATCCCGCAAACGGTTCTTTTATCGTAAACGAATACCTTGATCAACTAGTCGGAAAGACTATTGTTGGTCGAGAAACTGGTATTGTTGCCCGAGTGATTACTTACGAAGAGCGCACCGAGACCGACCCACCAACAATATATGTTTCGTATGTCAACGCATCTAAAGACCGTGTAACATCTACATTTGCCGATAACGAAGAATTATATTCTACAAGCGAAACTACAATCAACGGTATCGCCAAAGGGTTTACTGTAGCGGTCACTGCTACTAATAACGCAAAAGCGGTCGCTTCATCTGCTGCTATCACCAAAGGCGTTTACTTCGTAAAAGGTCACTTTGTACTAGTAGACGAACAGCGCATTGTAATTTCTAAGTATGACAATAAACCAAACGCAAGGATTGGTCTAAAGGTCGTAGAGTCTATTGTTACTGCTTCTGAGGACGATAGCCTTCTAGATAATGCTAGTGGTACTCCTAACAACTCTGCTATAGGCGCAGACCGTTACTCTTTAGATTTGGTGCTAACGCATATTCCTCTGGATTCCACTGATGATGCCGATTTTATCGAACTATCTCGAGTTGTTAATGGTGTCCAACAAGCTAAAGCTAAACCAACTGAATATTCAGTACTTGAAGAAAACCTTGCTCGCCGAACTTTCGACGAATCAGGGGATTACATTGTCAAACCATTCTCGTACAAGATCAGAGAATCTTTGGACGACGGTATTAATGGCGGTGTATATGAAGTGGACCAGACTACTGAAGACGGGAATACGCCTTCGAACGATTTGATGACGCTTCAAATCTCTCCAGGTAAAGCGTATGTTCGAGGTTATGAAATCGAAACAGTTGTACCTCGTTTCATTGATATCGAAAAACCTCGAGACACGAAACGTGTTGATGGCGCAATTTCTACTATGGAAGTCGGCAACTACATTCGAGTCAATAAAGTAGTTGGTATGCCTGATACTGTTGGCGCTTCTTCTGAGATTCAAGACTACCCAGTCGTGAACCTTTATGACCAACCTGGAGCAACTGGTGAAATAATCGGACAGGCGCGTGTACGTGGCTTTGAATTCGATAGCGGAAACCAAGCTTCCGACAACGATGTATTCGGCGAAAACGATCAGTTCAAGCTTTTCCTATTTGATGTTAAAATAGGCACTAAACTTGTGATGAACGATTCTCTTGTTGCATCGCAGCTTACAGTCGGTTCTTACATTACTGGTGTCACTTCTAGGTCAAGTGGTTATGTCCGCGAGATCGATACTGACAACAACGTTATTTGGGTCAACTCAGCCACAGGTAAATTCATTACTGGTACTAATGGCGAGAACATAACTTCAAATAATAGCGCAGAAACTAATAACCTAGTCACAAACTCCGGTTCAACAGCCTTGAAGATTTCTTCTGCTGTTTACAATACGTTTGAATATGTTAAAAGTTTTTCTCTTTCTGACGCAGAAGACGTTGCTTCAGGCGGTCTTGGTGCTGGGGCAACAACATTCCAAGCTGATTCTGTACTAGAACGTTCAACTCAAATCTCAGGGTTTGTGTCAACCACGGCTGCTTCGGCAACAATCAACGGCTTCAATACCCTATTTGAGCAAGACCTTCGTGTCGGTGACGCAATTTCTATACCTTCTGGGGCTGGTGGCGTTAATCAGATATTCTATATCTCTCAGATTAATTCTAACACCAGTTTGACAATTGATGCCGCAACATCAACTACTACCGAAAACCCAGACGGACTACCAGATGTAAGCGTATCTTCTGTCGCTGCTTATCGCAGACGTTCAGTACTGAACGACCAAGATAAAAACATCTTGGTTCGCAAACTTGCTACCGATTACATCTCAACGCTTAAACCAGACGGAATCAACGTAAATACAATTGCGGCTACAGTTCGCGAAGAATTCGTTGAATCTGCTAATGAAGGTAAAATTTCAATAAGCGCGGCAGGTAGATTCTCTGCTGAATCCAACTACAACTACCAAGTTGTTGTATTAAATCCTGGTGTTGGGGCTTCTGCTTCTGCTGGCGATTATGTTAACATGGAAAATGCTGGTGTGTCAATTACTGGTGCCGATACTGGTAGCAGCAAAATTGAAATCAATGTACCAGTTAGCATTATCGGTTCTGGTTCTTCTGTACCAGTAAAAGTAATCGCAACTTACACCAAAACCAATGCTGCTCCGAAATCTAAGAGTGCAGCAATCAATAAACTATTGGTCCGTAACATCTCTGGAGTTGCTGACTATGGTACTAGCACAAACCATAGAGATTGGTCTCTTGGTACTGCTGACGTTTATAAGTTGTTGGCTGTGTATGATTCTGGTACTGTCGGAACTGCCCCTACTATTCCGAACATCGTATACAACAATTTGTCTGGAAGTCAGTTCCAGCAAGGCGAGCTCCTTGTAGGTGAAGATTCTGGCGCAGTTGCTATGTACATTGAAAATGTCAATAGTACATTAAGAGTTGTGCCTCAGAGTAACACCAGATTCGTTGCTGGCGAGTTAGTTACTGCCCAATCGAGCGGTATCACTTTCAACGTCACTTCTTACGAAAAGGGAAGTACTAATATTACTGGCCAGTTCCTTCTTGACACTGGACAGCGCGATAACATATACGATATAGCAAAACTTGTTAAGAAGAACGTTTCGTTCAAACCTACTGGCGATGTTGTTGTATTGTTTAAATCGTTCTCTCATGGTACTGGCGATTTCTTTACTGTCGACTCTTACTTCGGTTCTGTTGATTACTCTGAGATCCCTCAGTATAACTCGACTCGCGTTGATACCGAAACTCGTGACCCTGACGGTAACTATGACCTAGAATCTTGTGTTGACTTCCGCCCACGTGTTGCTGACGCTATTACTGCGGTGGATGGGACTAGCGGATTCAAATACGTAAATGCGCCTTCTTTGGACTTCAATAACCGTAACTTCTCAGGCTTGGGGTCTTCTGTAAGCCTAGTTCCTGCAGATAACTCAAACTTCTTGTACGATTATGAATACTATTTGCGTAGGAATGATTCAATTTTCTTGACTAAGAAAGGTAAATTCGTCCACGTAAAAGGTATACCAAGCGAACAACCTAACCGTCCTCTTGATATAGAGAATGCTATCCGCTTGATTGATATCGACATGGCTCCTTATGCTTCTGATGTTTATAATGAAGTCCTTGTTAAAAAGACTAGACATAAACGTTATACAATGAAGGATATTAGTCGCCTTGAAGATCGAATCAGCACCCTTGAATATTACACTTCTTTGACTCTACTTGAAAAAGACGCTGCTTCTCTACAGGTTAAAGACGCGAACGGTCTAGACCGTTTTAAATCTGGATTTGTAGTTGATAACTTTGCTGGTCATGCGACTGGTGACGTTCTAGCTCGCGATTACCGCTGTGCTATGGACATGTCTTCTCGAGTTTTGAGACCTAAGTATTCGATGCGAAATATAGCATTGACAGAAAATGATCTTGAAGGATCTAACTACAAGGTCACTGGCAATATCGCTACTCTCGATTACGAAAACGTTGTTTCTATAGAACAGGTTTATGCTTCTCGTATTGAAAACCTAAACCCAGTATTGAATTTCTCTTGGGCTGGACGAGTTAAATTAGAACCTTCTTCTGACGAATGGTTTGAAATTAACCGCCTACCTGATATTACAATCAACCAGGAAGGTAACTTCAATACAGTTTTGGCTCAGAACGCGAATGCCCTTGGTACAATCTGGGATGCCCCAACACTACAATGGAGCGGAAATACCACAACATCTTCCACGGAATGGAGAGAAACACAGTTCGGTAATGGTCCTAACGGTGCGCGTGCCCCACGTCGAATATTGAGAACTACAACTACTACAGAAACTGGTACCGCAACGCGGACTGGTGTTTCTACTCAGGTAGTGCAGCAGATCGATATTGAGTCTCAAGGCGATGCTCTGTTGTCATCTGAACTTATCCCATACATGCGCTCTCGCGATATCTACTTTGAAGCAAATGGTCTTAAACCGTTCACTCGTGTTTACCCATTCTTCGATAAAGTTAATGTTAGCAATTATGTACAACGTGCTACTGGCGCGTATGAACCTATAGATCCTAATGCAGTGAAAGTTGCTACTGTCGGCGATAAGAAGTGGACTAAGATATCTAAAGTCGAGATCTTCTATGACGGTAACAGAATTGTTAATACAATATACCTACAATGGAAACAGAACCCAGACGACGATTGGCGTCTGATTGGGCGTGTAGCTTCCGAAAACTCAGGCGGTGTCGCTTCTCCTAATGGATACAATGTTGCTGCGTTTAATCTGGGAACAGATAGCTATGTAGAACCAAACGAGAACGGGTTGGTCTACTTCCGCGTACTTGTTAACCGTCGTAACATGAACATCCCTGCCTCAGACGGCAGCTATGGTGGCGCTTACACTGAGTACCTTTCCGTTCAGTTAAGTGAAATACGTTCTTATGCTGTATTGGAAAACCCTGCTGAAGCTGAAGAAGGCACTGATCCAAACTACTACTTGTTGGACAACCCTACTCGCGCTGAAGTTACTTCCACTTTCAATATATCGAAAAAGAGTTGGGAATGGATCGTACCATGGTACGATAGTTTCATTAGAGGATACCCAGGGGTTTCTAAACTTGCCGACCAGTCTGGTTCAGCTAAAAACTTGTTCGATGGCGTTGTAAACTATGACTCCAACCGTTCAAATTTATCTGAAGCCTATGCATCTAACTCTAGACATGATATCGTGGTTGAGTGGAAGATGCGCGGTGGCGTTTCTTCAAGCGGTGCTGCAGAAGAGTTGTTTATATCTCCAGATAATATTTCTCTCGACGATGGCGCACTGGTTACTGACGGTGCCGGTCGAGTTGCTGGTGTATTCACAATCCCTGACTCTACTATAGCTGGTAATCCTGCGTTCTTGACAGGTGAACGTCTGTTCCGCCTATCTTCATCTCCGACTAATGCCGATGAAGGTGTTGAAACATTCGCTCAGGCTCCATATACTGCTAAAGGTATTCTGGAAACGCGCCAAGAAACTTTCACAGCCACTCGTAACGGTGTTGTGACAACTAGGGACGTCAGTGAAACGGTGAACGTTTCTCGAGTAGTTGACAGAACTACTACCCAAATTGGTTGGTGGGACCCTCTAGCTCAGTCAATCATGCCTTCTACTGAAGGTGGCGAGTTCGTCACTAAGGTTGAAGTATTCTTCCATAGTAAAGACCCTAGCCTACCAGTAACATGTGAACTTCGCGAGATGGTTAATGGTTACCCAACAACCAAAGTTCTTCCAATGGCGTCTAAGACTCTTACTCCTGATGAAGTATATACTGACCCATTGAAAGGTGAAGTTGGTACGAGTTTCGTATTCGATTCTCCGATCTACCTACCTCAGAACGTAGAAGTTGCTATTGTACTTTGGACCGATTCCGACAAATACTTGACTTGGATTAGTCGAATGGGTGATAAGGATACTAATGGTCGTACGATTTCTGAACAGCCTTACCTTGGTGTGTTGTTTAAATCGCAGAACAACTCAACTTGGACTGCTTATGATTATGAAGACCTCAAGTTTAGAGTATATCGCGCCAAGTTTGATATTTCTCAGCCTGCAACTATTGTCCTAGAAAACGATAGTGATAAAATGGTCGAGCAAATTCGAAACTTTAACCCAATATCTCTTACTGCTGGAAGCACTGTGGTGAAAGTTAATCACAGCGACCACGGTATGTACAGCGGTAGCGATTATGTGACGCTCTCTGGCTTGTCTTCTAACGTAGTTCAACAGATGATCACTGAAATCGACTCAGTATCTTCCGGAGTTTCTTTCTTTGTGGGTGACGCAACTACTGTGACATCTCCTTGGAATGGAATGCCAGACCCTACTGATACAGTGACTGAACACTACTTTAAAATATACAATTTGGCTCAGTTTGAAGAACAACCTGAGATTATCAAAGGTACTGTTTCTTTGGATACTGAACCGACTAGTGGTCAGACTCGCTACAAGATTACAGCTACTCAACGTGGTCTATTCGGGACACTAGCATTAACATTCCCATTGATAGATGTTAATGGCGACGGTTCTTTGTACGCTGGATCTCCGGTTGAGCTTTATGAATATAATGGAATACCATTGTCAGATATTAATGCGACGCATAAAATTATCGACCATGGTCTGGATTATTACACAATTGACATCTCAGACGTTGATTCTTATTCTGGCGCAGTTCCTTCTATCACTGAGAATATCGGTGGCGAAAGGGAAGTGAGAGCAACGTTTAATGCTATGGCTGACGCTTATCAGTTGATGATACCGATTATCAATTACCCTGAAACTTCTGTTCGCACAGAACTACAGATGGTAACGGCTACTTCACCGAGCGGCAATCAGGCGCCATACATAAGCACAGGATACTTTGAAACAACTGTCGGTGATCGTGTTGAGTTCGCTGATCCGCATATGATTGCTTCGACTACTAACGAAGCTAAATCAGCTGGCGGCAATAAGACGTTCAGAACCCGCATCACTCTTCAATCTACTGTAGATAACTTATCTCCAGTCGTTGACCTTGAGCGTAAATCTATCACCACGTACTCTAACCGTTTGGATAACATTAAGAGTGCTAATGATGTGTTCCCAGCAGAAAGTTTTGTTGAAGCAACTGAGCCAGAAGGCGATAGCGGCGAATCTATCTACATTACTAAACGAGTTCAGCTAGAAACTCCAGCAACTTCAATCAAGGTACTTCTTGATATTATTCGAGATGCTTCTGCTGAAGTTCAAGTTATGTACAAGATTCTACGTTCTGATGACTCTACTGACTTCGATGAAATCGGTTGGACTTACTTCAACGGAACTGGTGGTCCTGATAAAAATGTATTGCCAGTAAGCGATCTTTTGACTTACAAAGAATATGAGTTCACAGAAGACGAACTTCCTGAATTTATCTCTTTTGCTGTTAAGATCAAGATGAATGGTACTAACTCTGCTCGTCCTCCTCAATTGAAGAATTTACGAGCAATAGCATTGGCGGTATAATATGAAAAATAAAATACTACCAGTAAAGGAGCGCCCCGATCTGGGGCGCGACGTTAATTCCACTGCCATAATCAATACTGATAGAGAGGCATACCAAAAAGCTGTCGAGGAATATAAAATCGCAAAAGCTCGAGCCGAACGCGCAAAAGCTGTTGAAGAGGATATAAATAACCTAAAGACAGAATTAAGCGAGATAAAATGCTTGCTGAAGAATTTACTGGAAAAGGTATAGACTGAATGGCAAATTTAACTTTAAGAAACTCAAAGGCAAATATTGAGGCGGAAATTGGGACTATATCCGATACAACAGGATATACCTTTAAAACTACCCCATTGAATACTATCGAGATGGACGAAAACCTTATTGAGCTGGAAACAGATGTCTCAAATAGGGTTTCGAAGTCTTCGCCTTCAACAATAACCTTTACCGATAATGCTTCGCAGAACAACTTCACTGGTCTTACAATAGACCACAATATGAGTGGCTCAACTACCTTCACAGGCAACAGGGCTCACAAGTCTATATTCATTGACATTGATAGTTCGGCGACTGGCGGTACTACCGCAAACGAACATCAGATCTATGGTATTGATAAGAATATATCAGTAACTGGTGACTCTGACCTAGTTATTGGTGATAACACATACCTATCATTAAACCAAGGTAACAATGCTATATCTGCGGTTTATGGTACAAAGGTCAGCATCGATTTGTCCGGAGACAACTTTACCGACGTTTATGGTACACAAGTAGTTGTTTCTAAGAAAGGTACGAACGCAGATATTGGAATCAACATCTACGGTGCGATGAACAATGTTGTACTTGAGGCGGGAACTGCTCAATCAACAAATGTTATTGGTACACTGTCAAGAATAACAAATAACTACAATGCTACTCCAGCTTCTTCACTCACAGCGTTGTTCTATGGCGATTTCGATGGTACTATAACCGATCTATCTAACGCCAATACATACGGCTTATACATCCCTGACAACGTTAAAAACTACGTTGGTGGCAACCTAACAGTTGGCGGAGATCTCCTTGTAACGGGCGATATAAATCGCATAAACGTTACTGACTTATATGTATCTGATAGAAAGATCCTGTTAAATTCCGAATATACCGATGCTCCAGTCGACGCGAACGATGCGGGCATTGAAGTTGAGCGCGGAACTGGAACTAACACTTCAATCTATTGGGATGAAAGCGCTGACCGTTGGGTTTTCCAGGATATAAGCGGAACATCCGGAGCGGCTAAAGCATACAACATGTTCCGTCCAGGTTCAGATACTTCCATAACTATCACTTCAGACGGAGCCGGAAGTACTGCGCTAAAAACCAGCGATACATTGACAGTTGCTGGCGGAAATGTGATAACCACGTCACATTCTGCTGGAACAATTACAGTTAAACATGATGATGTATCAAGTAACCTAACTGGGACCACTACTTCAGCGCCATCCTTCGGTGGAACATTCACGGCTATCTCTGGGATAACTGTCAACGCGCAAGGTCACGTAACAGCCGCAACAACTAAGACTGTTACTATTCCTTCACTACCAACCCTCGATAACTATGTTTCTTGGACGTTGTCTGGTGATACAGGGTCTCAAACTATAGGTTCCGGAAACAATGCCAAGTTCCTTGGCGGGAATTCTATAACAACAGCCGCCAGCGCTACTGACACATTGACTATTGACCTAGACGATACGATCTATATCACTGACATTAAAGTTCCGGATACAACCGGAACTACTGTAGCGTCAGACTTAACTATTAATGGCGGGAAAAACATTGATTCAACAAGGAATCATGGCGCAGGGCAGATTGTAATAACTGATGCGTACGCAACTGGTGGTTCTTCCTCAATTGCTGGCGGACGCACCCGAGTAGGTATTAATGGTGGCTCAGGAGCCCTTATCCAAGCTAGTGGGGCAGACCCAAATACTACCCCTAAAGGCGGTGCGGCATATATCGCTGCTGGTGCTGGTATCAATTCTTCCGGTTCAACAAGTCGGACGAATGCAGAAATATTGCTCGACGGTGGTCGTGCGGACGGAGCAGAAAGTGGTAGTGTAACCATCACCTCTAGTAGCGCATCAGGTGTCACTAACCAAGGTGGCGCTGATGTTATAGTCAACTGCGGGCAGGGTACTGGTACTCAGTTTGGCGGTGATTTTAAAGTATACTCATCCTATTCTGGATCTTCAGGCAGCACAACAAATCCTCTCGAACTAGTTTTTGCTGCCAACGCTAGTGGCGGAATTGTTGTAAATAGGGGTGGTATATCTCTAAATGCTGTTGGTAGTGCGGATGCTAACATATACTCGGGGAGAGGCGACTTAACCCTAAATGCTGGTAAATTAAGGGTATTTGGCGGACAAGCAGCTGGGTCATCGGCAAACGGTCAAGCTTCAACAATTTATGGTGAAGATGCGGTTGGAACGGACAAGACAGGCGGCGACATAGTTTTCCGCACAGGTCGAGGGACCGGAACTGCGGTTGGTTCAAAATACCAGTTCAATACTGTTATACCTTCAGGATCAAGCTCAAGCAGCCTGCAGGCTTTTAGTGTGGCAATGGAACTTGGGCATGGACAGCTTAAGTTCCCTGGTTTTGGTGGCGGTCTTGCTATACTAAATGGCGGAAGCCGTGCTAGTAGCGCCACTCTCGGTGGGCATACTCCAACCCTTACAAGTCATATTAACCTCATTGACTACCTTGAAAATGGTAATCCTGGCGCGTTGATAATATCTCACGATAACACAACAGCTGAAGATGCCGATACTGAGCTTCTCTACATCGACAAAGATTTCTTCGAATGGAAGGGCAGTAAAATATGGCATGCGGGTAACGATGGGTCAGGTTCGACACTAGATGCCGATACTGTAGACGGTGTCCATGCCTCTTCTTTATTACGTTCAGATACAGCGGATACTAAAACCAGTGGCGCTTTAATATTTAATGATAATGTCAATGCTAATTTTGGTTCAGGTTCTGATATTGAAATATTCTGTAATGGAAGTAACTTCTACACCGATATCAATAACGGTATGAATTGGTATCTACGTGATGGTAATAGCTCAAACGCTACAAGGTTCACTTTTGATATTGATACCGGAGACTTGACTCTAGCGACTGGCGCTTTGATCGAATCTTCAGATGAACGCTTGAAGACTGATATTAAGCGTATAGATAATGCGTTGGATAAAGTATCTGAGCTTGCTGGTTACACCTTTATGAAGGAAGGTAGCAATGTTCGTCAAACAGGCGTAATCGCTCAAGAAGTCGAAAAGGTTCTACCAGAAGCTGTAAGTGAAGGTGAAGATGGCTATAAGGGTGTTGCTTATGCCAATATGGTAGGTCTTTTGATTGAGGCAATTAATGAACTACGTGCTGAAGTAAACGATATTAAATCTAAAATCTAATAGCGTAGCAGGGGTCGAAAGACCCCTTATATTCACCCCGCCCCGAACAGTAGTTCTATTATACTACGACTTTAATGAAAAGTAAAGTATAAATATTAAAAACTTTAGAGAATAATTCGATGGCAACAATCAGAAATCTAATAATCGATCAAGGTTCTACGTTCGGAGCCATTATCACCATCTCAAACGATGCTGGAAACCCATTCGTCTTAACAGATTACACGGCAGAAGCTCAAATGAGGAGGTCTCCTACTTCCCAATCGCCTGCTGCGATATTCACTTGTGATATTGTAACCCCAGAAGAAGGCAAAGTCGCTATATCATTGACGGATGAAGAGACTATGGTGTTAAAGCCTGGAAGGTATGTTTACGACCTTTATGTTGAAGATATTGATGGCAGAAGATATCGAGCAATCGAAGGGATTGTTACTGTAACACCTACCGTCACCAGATAACCCATGTCTATCAAAAAGATTAAGGCAGCATTAGAGGTTCTAAATCCATTTGGTAATACGAGCGCTTCCGTAGACGTTTCATCATCTATAAAAAGCTCGTCAGAATATAATGACCCTATTCTTTTATCTGACATTGAAAATGAAAATGTAATAAGTTCATTATTGGTTGAAGGCGGCTTTCGTAAAATTCTGCCGTCCAGTTCTAATGTTGTTATTGACCTCAGCAACCTTAACTTCTTAAAAGAAATTACAAGCGCTTCATCCGCTGAAGACAGTATAATATTTGGGCAAGGGAAGGATGTTTCGTCGGAGATTGTTTCTGACAGTTTAACTACATTATACCTCGTTAGACCGGATTTGGCAAGCGATTCAAGTCCAGAAGACGTCAATACACTTTTATTCTCTAAGGAAATCGATAGTTCTGCGGTATCTTTAGATGTTGAAACCTTCGAGCTCTTTAAACCTGAATTTGATGAAGTTGAATCGTCAGACCTAAACACGCTCAGAATAACTGCGCCAAAATTTGATACCGCAAATACTGATGACTCTAATATATTTTCAGTCAGTGCCCCAAAATTTGATGATATAACCCCAGATTCTTTGGCGCAACTTGCGTACGGAAAACCTCTATTCGACGAGACTGATGGAACGCTTTCTGTTGCTTTATTGAAACCTATATTGTCTAAGCAATCTTCGACGTCGCCTTCTGATTCGCATATATTTGACTTAACCAAGGTTTTCTTTAGTGACGTTAATGCTTTAGATTTGATAGGCGTTACTGATGGATTACAATATCAATTCAACGATACACAGAATTCTTCTAACACGAGCGCCTCAGACGAGTTTGTTAGGATATTCAATGCTGTAAGGGATTTCCCTGAGACGATAAACCCTTCTGATATAAATGTATTAGAAGTTCAAAAGTCAATAAACGATCCAGTTGTCGCTGATTCAACGCAAATATTTAATTTTAATAGACCGATAGCAGAAACTACTACGACTGCTAGTTTAGCTGAAATTGAATATCAGAAGCCTGTGGCCAGTTCTACTGCTGGGGCTGAATCGACTCATGCGTTGGACTTTAGGTCAACGGAATCTTCTTCTGTTGTAAATACTGACGATAATATTATGTTGTTGTCAAAAGATATATCTTCCTCTGTAACGGTTGAAGACCTTTTGGCGTTTGGTGTCAAATTTGATTTAAGCCCAGCAAGCGCATCCGACGATAGTAATCTGTCTTTATCTAAAGAAGTTTCATCAGAACTTTCGGCAATATCTTCGTTAATCTTTAGTTTAGATACTAATCTAGATTCTTCTTCTACGGCTTCTTCCCTTAATTCTATGGAATTGAGGAAACCTATCTCTTCTTCGAGTTCAGCTTCTTCTGCTATAGATTCAATGGGCATAGGCAAAGTAGAATCTTCTATAGCTGTTAGCTCAGACTCTGACATATTTGAACTTACGAAGATATTTTCATCGGAACCTTCTGTAGAATCTTTCCCAGAGAAAGAGTTCGTGACTAGTTACCAGTCTCAAACTGGAAATTCTAGCGATAACGCTACATTAAATGTTGGCTTGGTGCCAGTATCTGTCCAAACAACTTCGGACACAACTAGTGGCATATATCAAGGGTATTCCGAAGATATGTCATACTGGGCTGAAGTTTACACTGGCGGAACATTTACAGTATAAATAGTATTATGTTGACAACAACATGCGCATGTTTTAAACAAATTTTTAATGGAGAAACCCATAATGATTAACGATTTTCTAAAAGCTACTGGCGAACTTGACGTCAAGCTTATCGGACCAGACGGCAACTTGAAGGAAGAAATTCATATTCCTAACACAGTTGTAACTGTTGGTAAAGAGTGGATTGCCGCTCGTATGAAAGACACTGGTATCACTACTCAGATGACTCATATGGCAGTTGGTACTAACGGTGGTTCTGTAGGCGATGTAGCTCAAACTGACCTACTTGCTGAAGTAGCTAGTTCACGTACAGCACTAGCAACTGCTGGCGGTACTGTTACTAATAACCAAGTTGTATACGAATGTACTTTCGCTCCAGGCGTTGGTGATGGCGTGCTTCAGGAAGCTGGTATTTTCAATGCTGCTACCCCTGCTACGACTGTAGATTCAGTTGTTGGTGGTATCATGCTTTGTCGTACAACTTTCGGTTCAGTAACAAAAGGCTCAGGCGATACTCTAGTTATCACTTGGACTGTTACAATCAACTAATAGTATAGGGGCTTCCTAATGGCAATCAAAACACGCGAAACAGACGCGACTGGGGTTACCAATAAGGGGGCTCCTCTTACTAACGCTGAGGTCGATCAGAACTTCATCGATCTTCAGCAACTTAAATTAGATTTAACTGGGGGAACCCTTTCCGGAAATCTGGAAGCCCCGAGTTTTACAGTCAATTCAGTGAATGTTGCAACAATAGACGATGCAACAGCTATGGCTATAGCATTAGGGTAATAAGATGGCAAATACATTTACAAGGTACACAGGTTCAGGAATTACTACTGCGACAACTGTGTTGACTGCTACAACTACAACTACAGTCATAGGTCTTTCGATTGCTAACACAGGCGCTTCGGATGCTTCGGTTGACGTACAATTGAATGGAACTTATTTGATAAAAGGTGCTGATGTTCCAGTTGGTTCTGCTGTGGTGGTGATCGGTGGTGACCAAAAGTTGGTTATGATCGACACGGATACAATAGTTGTTACTTCTACCATATCAGTTGATGCTGTTATCAGCGTGTTGGAGATAACATAATATGAGTTACATAGGCGTAGATAAGACCAAAGCCTTACAAGAAGGTAATTGGACGGTTGACCTCGGAGCTACCGATAATGCCGTCTTAGATTCAATCGCAACCAATACTGCGAATACAGCAACTGCGGTACAATTAATCGACAACGCTATTTCTGGAAACGAAATGCAGGTGGACGTTGTCGGTTCGCTTCCAGCTGGTAATAATAACATTGGTAATGTTGACTTAGCTTCTGCTATTCCGGCTGGTTCTAACACAATAGGTTCGGTTAATCAAGCCGGAACTTGGACCACGACGGTAACTCAGGCGACAGCCTCAAACTTGAATGCTACTGTTACAGGTACAGTTGAACTAGGGGCAACGTCTCTTGAAGCTCTCGAGAATATCTCTGTAACAATTCCTGGCACGGTTGATATTGGCACAGTTTCCCTTGAAGCTCTTGAGACAATTACTGTTCAACAATCAACAGCTTCCAACTTCCTCAATAAACCTTATGGATCAGTTACAACAGCTGCGCCAGCATACACTAACGGTACAGACAACGCCTTGAGCTTAACAACTCAGGGTTCGCTACGAACTGCAGTATCTGAGTCCCTCCCCTCTGGTAACAATAACATTGGTAATGTTGACCTAGCTTCTTCTATCCCAGCTGGCTCTAATGTTATAGGCGGTGTTACTCAATCTGGGTCATGGACTGTTACCGCTAACTTATCAGCAACTGATAATGCTGTACTGGACGATATCCTGGCGGATACCGCTTTGATGGTTCCAGACATTGATGCTATTAGAGTTGCGGTTGAAACAATCGATAATGCTATCTCCGGTAATGAGATGCAGGTCGACGTTGTAGCTTCTCTACCAGCTGGGGACAATAATATCGGTAATGTTGATATTGCCTCAGCACTTCCTACTGGTTCAAATGTTATTGGTGCTGTTACTCAATCTGGTACGTGGAATGTCAATATTTCAGACAATTCTGGTTCAATAACCGTTGACGGTACAGTCACAGCAAATCTATCAGCAACAGATAATGCTGTACTGGACGAGATCCTGGCGGATACCGCTTTGATGGTTCCAGACATTGATGCTATCAGAGTTTCTACTGCGGCTATTGATACATCACTGAATAACATCGAGGCTTGGGCTAAGGATTCTGGTACTACCGGAACAACTACGCTGCGGACGGTTGAAGCGGGTGCCGATACTTCTAGCGTGACGTCAGTTGCCTCTTCTGCTACAGTCGTAACCTTAAAGGCAGCTAATACATTGAGGAGAGGTTGTACTGTTTACAATAACAGCACACAGATTCTTTATGTCAAACTTGGTTCTTCGGCTTCAGCTTCCTCATTTACAGTTAAAATGCAACCTGATGATTATTATGAAGTCCCAGCAAAATACAACGGTATTATTACAGGAATATGGGCTGCTGCTAACGGGGCTGCGCTAGTAACGGAGATCACCTAATGCCATTATACAGAAAGTCGTTCAATACAAGTAATGATGGATCTGGGTCAGGTTTAGACGCAGATAAACTAGACGGCTCAGAACTCTCGGCGATTACACATTCAGGGGATTCAGTAGCTCTTACTGGTGACGTCACAGGTTCTACTACTGTTGCTGCAGATGGTTCGATCAGTATTACTACAACTGTTGCTGATAACAGTCATGACCACACTCGCCTAATAGCAGTAGACGACCGAGACATGAAGCCTAATACTTCATTAATCTCCGGCAACGTAAAAGGTGTGAAAGCGTTCTTCTCTAGCTTGGGTGGGATGACTAGCACTGCAAACACTGATTATCAAGACGTCTTAGTTTTAGATACTTATTCAGACGCTAGTGGTGGTAATCCTAACGCAATTACCTTTGATAAATCTGAGATTGCTGTTCGTCTATGGCAAGGCGCATTTGATGGAACCACATGGGGGACTAGCCAGCGAGTATTTGCAGATAACTATCACCCCAATGCTGACAAATGGACTACTGCTAGAACTCATACAGTAACCCTGACAGGCGATGTAACTGGTACTGCTGGTGTATCAGTAGATGGTAGTGGTGATTGGACTAACACGATTACTACTACGGTTGCTGATAACAGTCACAACCACAATTCATCTTCTGGCGACTTTACTGTTAATGGTAAACTATTTGTTGATCAGATAAACTGTCGTACAGATCAAGATTTGACCATTACAACAGGCGAAGCCGATTCGGTTATGTCGGAAACTTCATTTAACGATGAAATTATTCGTCTTGCTGGTGAAAATGGCGTAAAAGTTTATGCATCTTCTGATAACTTAACTAGCGGTCTGAATAGAGAAACAACTCTTATTGATCCCTCAGGTAATATGATTGTTGGAGGTGACCTAACAGTATCTGGCGGTAACATCTCCATCACTAACAACAATGGCGGTATTGATTTCAACGATGCAAATAGTTATTGGCTAAGAACTGCCACTAACTGGGGTGTATATTGGGATACTACTAATAACACATTTGAGCTTCATGGAGCTGGTACTGATCGTTGGAACTGTGACCTTGACAATGGTAATACTGTACAAGCTGGTGATGCGTATATAAATGGTGGTAACGTATTTACTGGTACTAGTCAGCAACGCGTGAAACTATCTGTGTGGAATTCTACCACATATGGTATTGGTATGGGTGCGGGTTATACCTTTGGTGGTATCAATAATGAATATGTAATGTCATTCCAGATGAGTGATACTGCGGCTCGTGGTTTCTGGTGGGGCGACAGTGGACATAGTAATGCACAAGGTGCAATGGCACTAACTACTACTGGACTATTAACACTAGCTAATGGAGCTCGTATCGGGTTTGGAGAATCTGATACGACAACTCCTACCGCAGGTGTTGTAGAAATTAACGGTCTCTTAACAGCTACTACTAAGTCATTCACCATTGATCACCCAACTAAAGAAGGTCACAAACTACGTTACGGATCTCTTGAGGGTCCAGAGAATGGTGTATACGTTCGTGGTCGTCT